CGTAGCCACGGCGCAGCCACGAGCTGATGTTCTGCTGGCTGCAGCCTAGCAGCGCGGCCAGCTCGGCCTGACTGCCTACCGCGCGGATGGCCTGCTCGATGCCTGACATGGTGGCGCTCATGACGTCACCGGCGTGATGAGCCGAGGGGACTGGGCGCGCGAGCGCACGTAGCGGGCGTAGGCCCCCGAGCGCGGCTGGTCCATGAACACCCGCTCCGACAAGTCCTTGGGTTTCAAAAAATACTCGGGAAATTCATCACGCAGTTCGGCAATGTATTCCTCCAGCGGCGCGTTGGGCGCGGACGGGTAGTCCTTCTTGTCACCGTGGAGCACGCGGCTCAGGTCACGTAGCTTCTGTTTTTGTAGGTCGTTGAACATTTTAAAATCCTTTACTCTTGATGTGTTGATGGTTATTTGCTCCGGGGCGTCCAGACCCCATCTGCTCGGGCTTGTATACGGGGCGCTCCCACAAACTCAGTGCCGGTGAAGGCGTAGGTGGCGGTATAGTGCGCGTGGGGTCAACTTCGTTAAGCAGCTTGCGCAGTTCCCGTGCGCGTCTTTCTTCTGCCCAGTTTCTTACTCTCATGTCATCTCCAATCCACGCGGCGGCGTGCAAGTATGTATCGTTGTCAGGTCAGGTGTGCGCTTACCGCAGCGAGGGCAAAAGTTGCGGGGTTCTTGCTTTGGTGGGGTGGTGTAGAGAGGAAATATCGTGCCATCCACCGCATCATCAGGTGCATCGTCAAAGGTCAGTATGTCAACGCTTGTACCTTTTTGGACGTAGCAGTACGCCACAGGCTCCTGCTCTGGCTGCGCCAAGGCTTCGTCACGTTTGATGGTAAATGGGGCAACAAATGGGGCAACCCCGTAGCCCTTGCTGGCAGCATATTTCAAAGCCTCAAGCGTTATTGCTTCGTCTTTAGTCATGCTTTCTCCTTTTAAAGTTGGCTGCGCGTAGATTTGGATGTCGTCGTCATCCAGCCTGTCCAGCGCGATTTTTCTCTTGCTGTCAAAGCCTGTCATGCTGTCTCCTTTAGTTTGGCAGCTTTAGCGTCGAGGCAGTCTTTGCACACAAACTTGTGGAGCCCGGCTTGAATGCGCATCAGACCTTGATATGTGGACTTGTCTTTTTGGCACGCCCAGCACATCCTCGGCTTTTTGTTTTCGCGTCTGTTTAGCTCTGTGTTGGGAGCCAAAGCATGGATGTTGTTGGCCAACATATCAAATCCAGTACGCCCTCTCATTTCTTTTTCCCCCAGTCACAAGAAATAGCCGTGCCGTGGCGGCCACCAGCAACCACGCACTTGGTGCCATCATCCATCACGATAGGCACAACGTGGGTTGCGAGAGATTCCGGCCAGTCGATGCGTATCCATCCCGGCTTGAGCGGCGGTACTGGCTCGTTGTTACAAGCAGTAAGAGCAATAGCGGCAATGATTGCGTATAGGTGCTTCATGCTGCCTTCTCCCACACGTAGCCCACGCACATCATGATGAGGCAGAAGCCGCCGAACATTGCCAGCAGGGAAAGCACGGCTACTGCGGTGATCTCCCACAACGGGGGGTTATCAATGTCGTTGTCGTCTTTCATTTCCAAATTCTCCACGTTGATTTAATGGACTGGATGACCGTCCAGCCCTTGCGGCGAAACATGCAATACAGGTGGTACATGCCTATCATATGGGTATGTCCTATGTTTACGGCAGCAAGATCGCTGCCGGAGCGGATAGTACAACATCTTTTTGTATTTCACAACATATTTTTTATAAAGTTACAGCCGACCGCAAAAAGTGTGTATGATCAGGCCCAACAACGATTTTGTTGTTGCTTAACTGGAGTACACACACATGAGTCTCGAAGACAAGATCGGGGAGCTGACCGCAGCGGTCAACGCCCTCACCGCCGCGCTGGCGCACCCTGTTCCCACCCTTGCGGAAATCGACGCCAAGTACTTGGCTAAGGGCATCCAAGTGACCCACGTATCGGCGCCTGCCGAGGTGGCGCCCCCCAAGCCCTTCGTGCCCGACGTCACCCACTACCCCGAGGCCAAGGCCGAGGTGGCGCCCCCAAAGCCTGCGGCTACCGCTACGACCGCAACCCCGGAGACAACCTCTACGCCAGCGACGACCGCTGGTATTGACTACGCCCAAGTGGCCAAGGCCATCACCGACACCTTCAAGGTGGACCGGGTCAAGACCATCGCGGCGCTGGCCAAGTTCGGCGCGCAGAAGGGTCCCCAGCTCAAGCCCGAGAACTACGCGGCCTTCCTGAAGGAGCTGACAGCATGAGCACCGTCAGCCTTACCCTTACCGACCGCCCGGACGACCCCAGCGTGGTGAACATCAAGTGGGACGTGACCGGCGACGAGGGCACCAGCGCGGCCAAGGCGCTGGCGCAGCACCTTATCGAGCACCTCGAGTCGATCCGGAACACAACCGCCGACGCGGTGACCGACGTGGAGCCTAAAGAATGAGCGGCCACGCCAAGCTCTCCCCGAGCTCTGCGGTGCGCTGGATGACCTGCCCCGGCAGCGTCACCCTGTCCGAGGGCATCAAGGACAAGTCGTCCAGCAACGCCGACGAGGGCACGATGATGCACTACTTCGCGGCGGGCTGTTTGGAGAACGGCGTTGACGCCGTGGACTACGTCGGCGTAGCGTGCGGGGATACCGGGCTGGTGCTGCAGGTCAAGCAGTGCCAAGACGTGCAGTTCTACGTGGACCACGTCCGCGACATCGTCAAGGCCACCGGTGGCGAGCTTATGGTGGAGCAGCGCCTGCCCATCGGCTGGATGACCGGCGAGGAGGATGCCCACGGCACGGCTGACGCCGTCATCGTGACGCCCGACGAGCTGATCATCGTGGACGCGAAGTTCGGGTTCAAGGAGGTGGAGGCCGACGAGAACCCCCAGCTCATGATCTACGCAGCCGCAGCATGGGACGAGCTGGAGGTGGCCTACGACTTCCAGCGCGTGCGTGTCGTCATCAGCCAGCCACGGCTGTTGGCCAAGCCGGAGTTCAGCTTCAGCATGGACGAGCTGCAGAAGTTCATCGTCGATGTGGGCTTCTCCGCAGAGTACACGCGGCACGCCCCTGACAAGTACGTGCCCAGCGAGAAGGGCTGCCAGTGGTGCCGAGCCAAGGCGATCTGCCCGGCCCTGCGCGAGCAGGTGCTGGCCGACTTCGAGGAGGTGGTGCCCGAGACGGCGGACGAGGACGATCTGGCGCGGGTCATGGCCAACGCCAACCTGATCGAGGGCTGGATCAAGGCCGTGCGTGCGGAGGTCGAGCGGCGCCTGCTGGCCAACATCCCGGTCCCCGGCTACAAGCTGGTGCAGGGCAAGAGGGGCAACCGGGCATGGGCCAACCCCGAGGTGGCCGAGGCCACGCTCAAGTCCATGCGCATCAAGCACGATCAGATGTACGACTACAAGCTGGCCAGCCCCACCAGCATCGAGAAGCTGGTCAAGGACGAGGAGATTGGACCACGCCAGTGGACCAAGATTCAGGCCCTGATCACCCAAAGCGACGGACAGCCATCGGTGGCGCCCGTATCCGACAAGCGTCCTGCACTGGTCACGTCAGTGGATGCCTCTGAGTTTTCCGACGTGACAGACCTTTAACTCTGAAAGACCATCATGGAAATCATCATCAAAAACGTGCGCCTGTCGTACCCCACCCTGTTCACCGCCAAGGAGTTCAAGACCGGTGACGGCAAGCCCCGCTGGAGCGCCGCGTTCATCATCGAGCCAGACAGCGACAACGACAAGCACATCCGCGCGGCCATCGAGGCCGAGGCCAAGGCCGTGTGGGGCGTGAAGGCGGCGGCCACGCTCAAGACCATGGCAGGGCAGTCCAACAAGTACTGCTACACCGACGGCAACACCAAGGCCAACGAGGAGTACCAAGGCATGATGGTGCTGGCCACGCACCGCTCGGCCAAGCTCACCCGCCCGGTCATCATCGACAGGGACAAGAGCCCGCTGATTGGTGACACTGACCGCCCGTATGGCGGCTGCTACGTCAACGCCAAGGTCGAGATTTACTGCCAGACCGGCGAGAACTCGGGCGTGCGCGCCAGCTTCTCGGTCGTGCAGTTCTACAAGGACGGCGATCATTTCTCCGCCAGCGTGCCTTCGACCGACGGCTTTGACGCCATCGAGGACGACGGCATGGACGGTGGCGACCTGATCTGATTTTCGGGGGGAAAGCGGATGCTGACACAGGGGATTGCGGAACGGCGGTCAGTCAGTGCAGCGAGTACCCCCACCTACACACACTTTGGAGATATACACATGAGCGCGATTAAAGAACACCTTGAACTGGTTCTAGGGGCCGTTGACGATGTCTTTGGTGATGGCTACGCCAAGAAGAACCCCGAGCTGGTGGGGCGCCTGATCCAAGGCGAGATCATCGGCTTTGGTATGTTCCAGATAAGCGAGGCCTTGCACGCCTTGGCGGAGCACGAACCCGAGATGCCCGGTCCTGTTGCTTGGCGGTAAACTAGACTTGCACTACACACCCACATGCGAACGCTTTATCTCGACTTGGAGACATACTCCGAGACCCCCATCACCCGTGGCACCCATGTCTATGCCGCAAACGCAGAGATTCTGCTTGCGGCATGGGCATGGGACGATGCCCCGGTGCAGGTGCTGGACCTTACCCTGCCAAACACACGCCACGACGGCATAGCGCAGGCCTTGCTTGACCCGAACGTCGAGGTGGTTATCCACAACTCCCACTTTGACCGAACAGTAATCCGGCACGTCTGGGGCACGGACATCCCCACCAAGCGCATCCACGACACCATGGTCCAAGCCATGGCGCACAGCCTGCCCGGCGGCCTTGGCATGCTCTGCGAGGTGATGGGCCTACCCGCCGACAAGGCCAAGGACAAGGACGGCAAGAAGCTGATCAACCTGTTCTGCAAGCCGCTGCCCGCCAACCGCAAGCTGCGCCGCGCCACCCGCGAGACGCACCCAGCCGAGTGGGAGCGCTTCAAGGCCTACGCCGCCAGCGACATCGAGGCCATGCGCGAGGTCAAGAAGCGCATGCCCACGCTCAACTTCACGCCCGCAGAGCGCGAGCTGTGGCAGCTTGACCAGCGCATCAACGACCGTGGTGTGGCCATCGACCTCAAGCTGGTGGACTCGGCCATCGACGCGATATACACCGCCCGCCACGAGCTGGCGGACCGCACGCGGGCGCTGACCGAGGGCAGCGTGTCGAGCACCACGCTCAACGAGGTCTTCCGGCTGCACCTGTTCGAGGCCTTTGGCATCGACCTGCCCGACCTGCAGATGGCGACGCTGGAGAAGGCGCTGGCATCCACCGACCTGAACCCGGCCATGCGCGAGCTGCTGCTGATCCGGCTGCAGGCCAGCAGCACCAGCACGGCCAAGTACCGGGTGCTCAGGAACGGCACCAGCCTTGATGGCCGCCTGCGCGGGCTGCTGCAGTTCTGCGGTGCCATCCGCACGGGGCGCTGGGCCGGGCGGCTGTTTCAGCCCCAGAACTTGCCCAGACCCACGCTCAAGCAGAAGGCGATCGACGCGGGCATCGAGGCCCTGCGCGCGGGCTGCGCCCATCTGACCACCGACAACGTCATGGAGCTGGTGAGCTCGGCCATCCGTAGCTGCATCGTGTCACCCCCGGGCAAGAAGCTGGTGGTGGCCGACCTGTCCAACATCGAGGGCCGGGTCCAGAGCTGGCTGGCCAACGAGGAGTGGAAGCTGCAGGCCTTCCGCGACTTCGACGCCAAGACCGGGCCCGACCTGTACAAGCTGGCCTACAGCAAGTCCTTTGGCATCGCTCCGGAGGCCGTTACAGACGACCAGCGGCAGGTGGGCAAGGTGCAGGAGCTGGCGCTGGGCTACGAGGGCGGCGTGGGCGCGTTTGCGACCTTCGCCGGGGCCTACGGCATCAACTTGGACCACCTGTCCAACAAGGTGCTGCTGGACGCCCCCGAGGCGCTGGTGGCCAAGGCCGACGACTTCCTGCTATGGTTCAAGAAAGAGAAGCGCTCGCGCTACGGGCTGTCCGACGACGCCTTCGTGGCCTGCGACGTCTTGAAGCGCATGTGGCGCGACGCGCACCCCAACATCGCCGGGTACTGGCGCAAGCTCAAGGACGTGGCCGCGCGGGCGATAGCCAACCGTGGCAACACCATAAACGAGCTGGGCCTGCGGGGACGGTCCACCAAGAGCTGGCTGGTGGTGGAGATGCCCTCGGGCCGCTCGCTGTGCTACCCGTCGCCCAAGATCGACGAGGACGGCGCCCTGAGCTACATGGGCATTGACCAGTACACCCGCAAGTGGACCCGCATCCACACCCACGGCGGCAAGCTGTTCGAGAACCTGTGCCAAGCCGTGGCGCGCGACATCATGGCCGCCAACATGCCCGCCATTGAGGCGGCGGGCTACCAGATCGTTTTAAGTGTACATGATGAACTTGTGACGGAAGCTCCCGACGAGCCTCAATACAACGCGGAACATCTATCCCGGTTATTAGCCGCTAACCCAAGTTGGGCACCGGATATTCCTTTGGCCGCAGCAGGTTTCGAGGGCTATCGTTACCGCAAGGGATAATCTTGTAGTACGATGTAGCCCTACTAAGGAGACTGACATGGAAATATGGAAAGGCATTCCCGGTTGGGAAGATAGGTACGAAGTAAGCGATCAAGGCCGCGTACGGTCTAAAGACATGCGGGTGGGCACCAAAAAGCTCGGAATTTTTGCAACAAGAAAAGGCCGATTTTTGGTTCCGCTACCAAAAGGTGGGCGGTATTTATGCGTTACTTTGGCGGAAAAAAACCGCCGAGAGCAGTGGTTTGTCCATGACTTAGTCCTTTTTACCTTCAAAGGACCCAAGCCAAAAGGATTGGAAGCCCTGCACGCCGATGACAACAAGATGGATAACTTTATTTCCAATCTGCGTTACGGAACAAAAGAAGAAAACGAAAACGACAGACAGAAGAATGGGCGGGTATGTAAAGGCGAGCGGCATGGTGGCGCTCGGCTAACCGACACCGATGTAAGAGACATACGCGCTTCTAATTTGCCGGGGGCAGAACTCGCAAATAAGTTTGGGGTCGGGCTACCGCACATTTGGGCGATTAGAGCGAGACGAGTTTGGAAACACATATAAATTGAAGGGTTGATATGCGCGAATCTGAGATTGAGAAGTACCTTGTCAAGAAGGTCAAGGCACTGGGCGGCGAGGTCCGCAAGGTCAAGTGGATCGGGCGGCGCGGCGCGCCTGACCGGCTGGTGATGTTTCCCGTAACCAATCAAAAATTTATTGACGGGATGTGGGGCACCGCCCTCTGGGTGGAGCTGAAGGCCACCGGCGAGGTCCCCGAGCCGCACCAGCTCCGCGAGCACGTGCGCATGCGGCGCGTGGGCCAGCGCGTGGTGGTGATCGACAGCATCGAGGGCGTTGACGCGCTGCTGGCATGAGGACTGAGTTCATCCCCCGCCCGTATCAGGGCATGATCATCGACCACATCATCGACACCCCACGGTGCGCGATCTGGGCCGGTATGGGCACCGGCAAGACCGTGGCCACCCTGACCGCGCTGGACACGCTCCAGATGGTCGAGGACGGCCCCGTGCTGGTCATTGCGCCCCTGCGGGTGGCCAACGACACGTGGCCCAACGAGGTGCTCAAGTGGAAGCACCTGCGCGACGTGAACGTGTCCGTGATCACCGGCGTGGAGAAGGAGCGCATAGCCGCCATCAAGACGCCTGCGCAGGTCTACGTCACCAACTACGAGCAGATCGTCTGGCTGGTGGAGTACTGGGGCGACAGGTGGCCCTACGCCACGGTGGTGCTGGACGAGTCCACCAAGGTCAAGAACTTCCGGCTGCGTCAGGGCGGCAAGCGCGCCCAAGCCTTGGGCAAGATCGCCCACACCAAGATCAAGCGGATTATTGAGCTGACCGGCACCCCGGCCAGCAACGGCCTGAAGGACCTGTGGGGCCAGTCGTGGTTCTTGGACGCGGGCACCCGGCTGGGGCGCACCTACAACGCCTTCAGCCAGCGCTGGTTCCAGCAGGGCTACGACGGCTTCAGCCTGATACCCACGCCCGCCGCCCAGACCGAGATTCAGGACAAGCTGCGCGACGTCTGCCTGACCATCGAGGCCAAGGACTGGTTCGACCTGCACGAGCCCATCGTCACCGACGTCATGGTGGTCCTGCCGCCCAAGGCGCGCAAGCACTACCGCGACATGGAGGACGAGATGTACACCGAGCTCGAGGGCATTGAGGTCGAGGCCTTCAACGCGGCGGCCAAGACCATCAAGTGCCTGCAGCTCGCCGCTGGCGCGGCCTACACCGACGACACCCGCAAGAACTGGACGGAGACCCACAAGGTCAAGCTGGAGGCCTTGGAGTCAATCATCGAGGAGGCCTCGGGCATGCCGGTGCTGGTGGCCTACAACTTCAAGAGCGACTTGGCGCGGCTGCTCAAGGCCTTCCCGCAGGGGCGGCATCTGGACAAGAACCCCGGCACCATCGCGGACTGGAACAAGGGCAAGATACCGGTGCTGTTTGCCCACCCGGCCAGCGCAGGCCACGGCCTGAACCTGCAGGACGGCGGCAACATCTTGGTGTTCTTCTCGCCCAACTGGAACCTTGAGGAGCACCTGCAGATCATCGAGCGGATCGGCCCCACCCGGCAGATGCAGGCGGGCTACGACCGCCCGGTGTTCATCTACCGGATCATCGCCCGCGACACCGTCGACGAGCTGGTGCTGGACCGGCTCACCACCAAGCGCAGGGTGCAGGACATCCTGCTGGACTCAATGAAGAAACGGAGAAAGAAATGATGGCCGACTTTGCGAGCTGGAAGCAGGAGAACTTGGCGAAGTACGCCGAGGAGGTGAGCGAGGAAAACCGGCGGCTGCGGGACGACAACAAGATGCTGCTGGCCGCGTGGCGGCTGGCGGTCAGCGAAAAATATCTGGCCGAAGCTCTTGCCGGGTCACCATCCCCTGCGTCGCCTCCTCAATCTTCAGCGCCAGCATGGGCGAAGGCTGACGGGTCCCCGCAATGAGCAGGGCCATCCACGTGGGGGTGATCTTGAGGTACTCGGCCATCTCGCCTTTGGCACCCCGCACATCCGAGCTAAAGTATTCTTGCAGGTTCATGCCTGCATTATAATCAAACCCCAAGTTACACCGATAGGAAACACCATGCTTACCGAACACGATCTCAAGATGGTCCTCATGGACTGCAAGTGCCAGTCCCCGAACAGCCTCATCGACCCCAACGGCCTGTACGCCAACAACCTCGACATCAACGAGTTCGGGCGCAAGGTCGAGGAGAAGGTGGCGCTGATCTACGCCCGCAAGGAGCGCAAGCTGTGCATCGAGTTCGTGCAGTCCATCAACCCCTTGGTGGCGCTGGCGCTCACCGAGAAGCGGGGTGGGATGTGATCCGCGTTGTTAACGCCTGCTGGCTGGTTTTAGTGCTGTTGGCACTGCTAGAAATCTTCCCACACCTACGGCTTTTGTAGGGCGGGGAAGGCAGGTTCTTCGCCTTCCCCTTGCCCCATTAGAATTCGCATAGTGTCCGGCATGACATCGCGCATCTTCATGGCACGAGCGATGTCTTCCCGGTGCTTAACAAGATAAGGCACTTGAGCAGCTTGCCCCAGAACACCCAAAGCAGACTTCCCGAACATGGACGCCAAGCCCCCCGCGAGACTTAGTTTTTCGGTAAAGTCGGGGCTTACTCCCGCGCGGTAGTTGTTGTACATGTTGAGAGCCTGTAAGCCTGTTTCTGCGCCTCCAAGGGCGCCTAAACCAACTTTTCCGGCACCGGCCCTGAGCCCCGCATTTCTTTGGCCTCTTTGCGCGGCTGAATGCGCCCGTATTGCGGCCTCTTGGTCGGCTATAGCCTTATTGGCGGCTGATCGCTCTGCGGCTTCGGTGTCCGCTTGCTTTTTGGCATTCAATGCTGCGAGTGTGGATTCGTTTATTCGGGTTTGACGGACGTGCTCTTGCCGCAGACGTTCGGCTTCTGCGGCTGCTCCGGCCTGATTATTTTGATTTAGACCAACGGCCACTTGGGGAGGCACCCCTATGCGGCTACCGGCCAACGTTACCATAGGCCCTGCTTGCTCCACCGCCACCCGGGGGTCTAGTCCCACTAAACCCAGCCTTTCTCGGTTTAAGCTGGTTACATCCGCTTTTCGTGAAGATTCGTCGTTGTGCGTGTATTCCCGAGAAGTCCCCGGCGTATTAAGCGTGTCGGAATCCCCTCCACTGAAAAGGCGGTTTATTTGTTCTTCTGAAAACCCGGCGTAGTTTGCTTTTGGGTCCCCGGTTATCCGTCGCAGGTTAGCGTTAAGGGCCTCATCCACCAAACGCTGGCGCTCGGTAACCGCAGCGATCTGGGTGTCCACCAGACTTGGGCCAGCGGGGGGCGCGGACGCGGCGGGTGCAACAACGGGCGCAACAGGTGGCGCGGGGGCAGAGTACACGCCCTCTCCGGGCCGCAACAACCCATTCCCTAACGTTCTTCCGGTGTGCTGGGCATACGCTCCTACTCCTGCCCCCAGCATAGCCGCTGTTTCGGGGGAAGGCATGAGACTACCGTTTTCATCAACTTTTACATTTTTTTTGTCGTTACGCAAGGCAGCGTAAACATTCGCAATTTCTTTTGGAAGGGCGTACCCTTCACCCTGTTCTGCGGTAGCAGCGGCATTGGCGGTAGGTGTTGCACCTTTTAAGTACGCTGCAGCCTCAGCTTCGGCTTCTTTTATTAATGCGGCTTTCTGTTCTTCATCCATACTGACCTCCTATTGCCTACCACTAAAGGCTTTATTGTGTTCAGCGTTTATTAAATCGTATTTACGTTCTAATTTAAATATGTCGGGGGACTGCCGCCGTACCGCATAGTGCGGAGCGTTGTAAGTTTTTACTTTTGGTAATTCTTTGTCAAAAATATCTGCGGTTTCTTTTGCCATGTGCAAGTTTGCTCGGTTTTTATTGGCGGCGAAAAACAAAGCGCCGGGGGTTTGTTTTAAGCCTATCTCTTGTTGCATCTGCGCCCCAAACTTACCAATGCCCGCTTGCTCAGGATCAATCCCGCGTTGTTTCATATTGAAATACGCACTTGTTGCCGCGCTTTGGGCCATAGCATCAAAAAGTGTTCGTTGGTTTTCGCTTAAAGACGCTATCAATCCACTTTCTACGGGTATGGAAACATTCACCGCAAATGGTCCGTTAAAGGACACACCCAAACCTTGGTTTACCATAGCAGCTAAACCGCCCGCCTTACGAACCAAATCCATTACCGCTTTAACATCATCAGGGTTTTTTGTAAATTGATCTATTATAAAAGTATTAGCATCTTCTGCTATTTTAAATTGTATTGGTTGTGAAATAGATTTAACAGCGTTGTAATAGTTTTCATCATTAGCATTTTGCTTTGCGGCGTTAGCAACCGCTGCGGCATTTTCTTTTTGTTGTGTTGCCGTCATTGGGGTAGCGTGCGGTAACGCGTACTTATCTTCGTATTTAAATTCTTTAGGTGCTGCAGCAGGTGTGGGCGCTTTAGCCGTTGTAAGAGCAGCAGGCGCGGGCGCTTTAGCCGTTGCACTGGGGGCGGCTAAAGTAGAATTCAAAGAACCTTCGGCATTTATTTCTGCTATAAGATCGGAAAGTCCTACTGGATTTTTTGTTCTCAACGTATCGGTATTCCTATTCCACGATTCTTTTCCGGTATCAGTGCCCATTATTGGACGCAAATTAGAATCTACGAGCAACTTGTTCAGACGGGTATTAACTGCCGCTTGTTGACTAGGCGTCAGCTTGTCGTAAGCCAAATCTCCTTTTGGGTCAAGGGGTTTAAACCCCTCAACAGCAGCCACGGGTTTATCCGCTACGGGCGCAGTAACCACGGGTTTATCCGCCACGGGTGCAGTAACCACGGGTTTACCAGCGCCGGTGGTTCCGGGAATTGTTGGTTTGGGCCGTTCCACTCGGCGGTTGAATATTTCTTCAAGGCCTTTTTTGTACTCATCTTCCGAAATCAAATCTAGTTTACGGCGTTCTGTAAGCAAATTTCTATCTTCCGTCATCTGAGCAGTCAGAAGTTGCTGGGAAGTGGTCTCCAAAGCGCGATCTTTCTGCCTTGTCTCAATCATCTTACCAACGGAATCTGCCAGCTCGGGAGCGCCGTAGGAAGTTAGCGTACCCTGTAATGCGGGAAGGCCTTCAGGATCAAAATTTCCTTTTCTAGCGGCTTCGTAGGCTTGTGCAGCCAATTGGCGGTTGGCCATTTGACCTTTCATGGCACCCACTTGCGCGCGTACCGCAAACAGAGGGAGTTCGTTTTCCCGTTGTTTTTCTAAATTCTCACCTAAAGCCTGTGCCGCGCTGCCCAAGGATGCCCCAAAACCGCCCAATTGAGGCTTCAAGAAGCCCGCAGCCACGTTAAACCAATTAGGGTTAGCGTAGCGTTGCTTGAGCGCCTGTTCCGCCGTATCAAGACCCTTAATTTCTGCTTGCAACTGCTCGTCTGTCTTGTTGACAATTGGGGCTTTCAACGAGGCTTGCAGGCCCGCGTTGAGAATATCCAAAGGGGATGTTGTCGCCATAATTTATTCCTTACGGAGTAGTTCCGGAATTAGTCCCGGAATTAGTCCCAAAATACGTTTTATACGCGTCCAAGAAATTGTCCAACGGAGACTTCCCGGTGGCGTCTTTAGTAAACGCACCGGCGCCTAGCGCAGCAAGACCGCTAATCTGAGACAACGGCGACATATTTATCACGCTGGTGCTTGAGGCGGGCAGCACCACGCCCGAGGTGTTCCCAAGGGTCTTGCCCAGTACGTCCAGCGGAGCCATCAGCCGGTTTGTGGCGATAGTTTGCTCGGCAGTTCCGGTCTTCAGCAACGCATCGGTGTCCGCCAGCCCTTGCAACTGCAACTGCTTGGCAAGTGCGGCCTGAGCCGCACCAGTATCAAGGCCCAGCTTACCCTGCGCGGTAGTGGCGGTAGTGGCTATATTGGCGGCCTTCATTTGGGCTTCGCGCTGGGCTTGGGCCGCCGCCAGTGCCTGAGCATAGCCCGACTGCAGCGCCTCGCTCTGTTTTCCGAGCGCGCCGATGTTGGCGTTGGATATGCCCAAGGACAGGGCATTGGCCCCGCGTTGCGATCCAAACTGGCCGCCGCCCACCGCACCCGCAGTAAGGCCGGGGGCCAAGTTCTGCTGGATGTTCTGCTCATTGGCAAGCCTAATCTGGTCCACTACGTTCTGGATGTACGGGTTCATGTACCCGCCCACCAGATCGGCGGAGCTGCTCGTTCCTGCCGTCAGGTAGGGGTTGGCCGCACCAACGATGTCGGTGTTGCCCGCGTTATTTACGGTGGTGTTCGCCGCCGATAGTCCGGGGATGTAGTTCCCCACGTTGCCCGCTGCGTTGGTGAAGGCTTGGGTCTGCAACGCGTTGGGGTCATACGCCGTCTTGGCGGCGGCAGTAAGCTGGCCCGTCGTCGGGTCCACAATGTTGCTCGACGCGGCGGTGTTGGCGTTCAGCGCCTGCGTGGTGTTCGTTAGGTAGGCATTCCCTAGATCACCTGTGGGGCTAGTCGTGGCTACGTTTGACGACTGGGTAATATCAGCCATATTTTTTCCCCTTTGAGGACTGCATGTATTCTAGCGGGGACTTGGCATCCGGGGGCAACTTGTCGGGGGGCGCCGACCGTGCCCGCGACCGGATGGCCCGCACCATCCTGTCGAGCTCTTGGGCTCCGGCCTTGTTGGAGCCGTTGCCCAAGGCCGCCACCACGTCGGCGCTGAAGACGTACTCGCCGTTGGCCAGCATGGCCGCGATGTCGTCGCTGGTGCCGTCGCCCTTGCCCTCAACGTACTTTCCACCGGGGCCCGGCAGTCCGCCCGTGCGCAGCAGCGGCACGCCGTCGTAATGGGGGTGGGAGCGGTCCTGCGGCGTAGCCCGCGACCGGATCAGCGACACAAGCTCGGGGATCACGTTGTGGCCGCCTTCTGCAAATTCCTTCAAATAATCCCGTTCCATCTGCTGCACCGCGCGCTGTAACGGGCCGCCTTTGCCCACATCGCCCACCTTTGAGGTTGTCCCCGCAACAGGGGCCGCGCTGTCCGACGCGGAATCAGCCAGCAAGGACCGCGTAATGTCGTCGACCGAGCCCCCAGTGGAAAAGTTCGGGGAGTTGGTGTTGTTGTATAGCTGCTGGATGGGGCGTTGCAACATATCGCCCGAACCCATTTTACCAACGCGAGCCAAGGCCGAATCTATTCCGGTGCCAGAAGAATCGGAAGAACCGGTTCCATCACCGGAAGTCCCCATCTTTGCGCCTTTATCAAACAAGCCCTTGGCCTTCTGAATGGCGTTTAAGACGTCAAGCGTGGATAGGGTACTGGCGGCGTTGTTAACACCATACGCAGTATCTAAGGCACTTCCAGTTAAAGTGCCATCCACCGCGCCCTGCGCACCAGCAGACCCCGGGGACATGCCAGAGGCTACCATCTCATTGATAGATGTTGCTGCGGGAAGGGTGCCGGTAGCTGCAGCCAACTCTGCGGGTGTAAAAGCCGTCCCCGCTGCGCCAGCAGCTCCTACGGACCCCGGGGACATGCCGGAAGCTACCATCTCATTTACAGACGCCAAACCCCCCGTGCTTGTTGGCGCAGCAACACCCATGCCCCCTAACAGATCAGCAGCAGCAGTGGAGTAGCCCGATGGCGCAGCGGCGCCCATACCTGCGGCCCCAAGACCAGCGGCATAAGCACCAGCGCCAGAACCAGCGCCCGCAGCCGCACTTGCCCCGTATCCGGCTGTACCAATCAAAGACTCAAGTGCGGCGGGGGTTAAAGCCCCCGCAGCACCCGCGCCAGCAGCACCCGCGCCAGCGGCCCCAGTACCAGCAGCCCCCGCGCCAGCGCCTGCACCAGCAGCACCGCCAGCCGTACCAGCGACACCCATCAATTCAGGAAGAACATAGTTTGCGCCTAGTGCTGTTAAAACTATTGGGGCCACTGTTTTCGCTATACCACCAATGTTACCAACAAGAGCATCAAAATTGCTCTGGGGGTACCCCCAACCCCCGGCGGTTGGTGTGCGGTCTGACATGGGGTCCCACGTTGCCCCAGTATAAAAAACCATGCCGGGTTTTGGGGGGCCAGCCGCTATGGTAGCGGCATCTTGCGCCCCTATGTCGCGGGCTAGTTCTTGATTTGTTTTTGGCCGGTAAAAACCAGCCGTAGGGCCCCCCTGCCCGCCGCTAGTACCGGCTTGATATACCGCTCCGGGCGTCAATGCAGTCATTGGCGCTGGATTATTTACTGGCCCGCCTTGTGGCATATCTATCTCCTTAAAGCGTTATTGAGCGCGAAGGCCCATTCTTGCCATGTCTCAAAACCCCGGCTGTCCGGAACGCCCGGAAACCGGCCAATACCCGACAGCGCATCGGCCCAGTCCCGCCACTTGTCTTCGGGCACGGTACCCAGTTGGTTGGCCGCAAACAGCTCGGACATGAGCGCGCACCATGCGTCCCACTCCATGTTCCGAGGATCGTAGACCTGTGCGATCATGGGTTTCCTGTGCTTCGGCTGTCGCCTGTTGTTAGGGATAGCAGCACACGGCCCGTCTGGTAGGTGCCGCCTGCTACGTTGGACTCAAACCGCAACCGCATCTCGCGGCGCTGTTCACGCATGTCGATTTTAAGCGTAGTGGGGTCAAACGAGTAGGGGCTGGAATCCACCACGGTGTCGTCGGCGTAGCCCTGCCCCGTGACGGTCACCGTCATGGCGCCCGTCTGCACGAAGTCAGGCTCCACGCGCTCCAGCCGTGTCCACAGGTTGTCGCCGGGCTGCTGCTTGGTGCCCACCAGCCCGCCCAAGGTGCCGATGTTGTTGGTCTCGAAATAGCTCTGGATGGCCGTGACGCTGGTCAAGTTGATGGCGTCGTAGCCCGTCTCATGCTGCCACAAGGTGTAGTTGACGCCGGTGAAGGTGACCGTAATAGTGCCGCTATTGGTAGCGGCATTGGACATGGTGACGGTAGTCCCCACCACGTTGAGCACTGTTGTCCCCACCGGTATATAAAGACCGGTAATAGCCATCCCAATAAGGATGCGGCTGTCGGCCAAGTTAAGCGTCAGCGTTGTGGTGGTATTTACCGTGGCAAGTTCTTGGCTAAATACCACGCCTTCGGACTCGTTGCCCGCCCAGAAAGGCTTAGGGAACACCTCAGAGAACACCCCTGCCGAGCGGCGGGCGCCTAGCGCCTCACCGGCGTCGTACCATGACTTGTTGCGCACGTTGTAGATGATGGCATCGGTGCATTCGGTGGCGTCGCCCTTGGGGTAGAACCACCATATCTCGCCATACCGGCTCACCTTGCTGGCCCACACCTTCTGGCGCTGGGCGATGTTGACGTTGTCGAAGAAATAGTTCTGGTTCAGATCGTTCGGTATCTCTTGGACCGCGCCGTTGTAGGACAGGAACCGGTCCACGCCGATCCAGTAGAAAATGCCGTCGTACTCGATCACGCAGCTTGACGACATGATGGAGGTCTGGCTGCTCACCAAGTCGTAGGTCCAGTAAAAGTTCTGGCCGCCCGCCGAGGACGGCTGGAAGGACACCCGGATCAAGGCGTCGACGGCCCAGAACAGCCCAGACGGCGACGTGGAGCCTCCCCTGATGGGTAGGCCCTTGACGATCTTGCCGGTGGCCACGTTGTTCGAGTTGGCGTCAGCAGACACCCAGTTGGCAAAGTCGCCCGCGCTGGAGTTCTGGATCAGGCCATTGTCGCCGTACACGAACAGGTACGGATGGAGCACGATGCACCCGCCGGATACCGAGATGTTGTTGTCGAAGGTCAGCGTGACCGGGTTGGACACAGAAAAGCTCAGGTTGGTCGTGGTGCCTATGGCCGTCACCAGTGCCGTGCCGCCCGAGGTGGCAGAAATCTGGAACGTGGTCGTGCCGTTGGTGGCGATGATGTAGTAGCTTGGGGTTCCCGGGAACCCCGTTATCACCGCGCCGGACAGGGTGTACGTCAGGCCCGTGGGCGTCCCCGCCGTGGTGGTGATGGCCGCGCCGCCTAGCGTGGCGGACAGCGTGAACGTCGTCGAGCCGTTGGTGGTGATGATGTAGTACGTGGTCGAGTTCAGGTAGCCCGTTATGGAGCCGGTGCCCCCAAAGGCGCCGCTGATCACCACGGGCTGGCCGACCTGAAGTAGCGCGGGCGACGCGCTGCAAGAGAACTGCCCCGCCGTGCCGGTGATGGTCACCCCGCTCAAGGCGGATGGCGTGTTCAACGAGAACGACAGCCCCGTCACCGGCCCGACCGTGTTCGTGATGGCCCCACCCCCGCTGGTGGCGGATAGCTGGAAGTACGACGCGCCGTCCGTGGCTATTACGTAGTACACCTTGGGGTTGGTGTAGCCGGTAATGACCGTGGCCTGAGCGGTCACGGAAAGCCCCGTGGTAGGCCCAATGGTCACCGTGGCCCCGCTACCCGTAGGCGTGGTGGACAACGTGAACGTAGTGCCGCCGTTGGTGGCGATGATGTAGTACGTGGCCGCAGCGACGTTGGACGCCTTGGCCGTAAAGGTCAGGCCGGTGCTCGGGCCAGACGTCGTTGTCACCGCAGCCCCGCCAGAGGTGGTGGATAGCTGGAACGTGGACGCGCCGTTGGTGGCGATCACAAAGTAATCAGTTGGGGTGGAGTACCCTGATATGGACAGCGCATTGGCGCTAAACGTGAACCCGGTGCCCGCGCCGATGGTGGTCGTTACCGCAGCGCCGCCCGACGTGGCCGACAGCGTGAACGTGGAGGAGCCGTTGGTGGCGATGATGTAGTACGGCGTCGACCCAGATATGGTCAAGGCGTTTGCCGCAAAAGTAAGGCCCGTGGTTGCTCCCACCGTGCTCGTCACCGCCGCGCCTCCGGAGGTGGCCGACAGCGTCAGGGTGTTCACGCCGTTGGTGGCGATGATGTAGTACGTCGCGGCGCTGTAACCCGTGGCAGCGCTCAGGGTGTACGTCACGCCCGTTGGAGTCCCCGCCACGGTAGTTACCGCCGCGCCGCCCAAGCTGGCCGACAGCGTGAACGTGGTGCTCCCGTTGGTCGTGATGATGTAGTACGTCGTGGGGTTGACGTACCCGGTAATGCTGCCCGTGCCCCCGAAGACGCCGCTGATGACAACAGGCTGGCCCACGTACAGAGTAACCGGCGAGGCCGCGCACTGGAAGGTGCCCGCCGTGCCGGTGATGACGACGCTAGACAGCGCCGTGGTGCTGGTGGTGCCCGTGGTCGTGACGGTCTGGCCAACTTGCAAGACGGTGCTTGAGTTGCTGCACACCAGAGTTCCCGCTGCGCCGGTGGAGTACACGCCGCTTAACGTGGTGGCCGTGCCCGACCCGGTCACGGATACAGTTTGGCCCACCGCAAGGGTGCTGACACTGGTACACGAGAAAGTTCCGGCCAGCCCTGTGGTGTAGACGTTGGTCAAGCCGGTCGACGTGGGCGTGCCGCTCACCCTGACTATCTGGCCTATGGCCAAGGGTGTGGCGCTGGTGCAAGTGAAGTTGGCGGTGGTGTCCGTGCCGTAGACGGTGCCCAGCACGGTATCGGTGGCGGTCCCGCTGACTATTACCTGTTGCCCGACACTGAGCGGGGTGGCCGACGCCGCGCAGGAAAAGCCCCCAGCGGTGCTGATGGCGTAGGCGCTGCTCAGGGCCGTGTTGGTCGCGGCACCGCTTATCGTGACCGGTGTTCCAACCGAAAGCGCGGAGCCGCCGCTGTAGTTGAAACGACCCGAGGAGTTGGTGGCGTACACGCCACTCAGCGCCGTGGGAGTAGTGGACCCGCTGATGTTGATCGTCTGGCCGTTAGCCAATCCCGTGGTAGCCGTGCAGGAGAACTGCCCAGCCGTGCCGGTGAGAACCACACCCGACAGCGGTGCCGTGGTCGACGCTGTGGCGGCGTTGGATAGCGTGACCGTATTGCCCAGCACCGACGACACCGTGGTGGAGGAGGGGATGCCGGTGCCCGTCACCGCTTGGCCCGCGCCCACGCGGGCATTGGCCGCCGTCAGCACCACCGCAGTGCTACCGTTCGTGGTGTTGGCGCTGGCGGTAAACACGCCCACCTTGGACAAGGACAGGGAGCCGGAGTTCCCCGGAAACGTGCCGTACAACACCGGGGTATCCGTGGAAGAGGTCATGAAGGACAGATTCTGCCCCGGGTGCGCAACGATGTTGTTGGTGTTGTTTCCAGTGGAGTCGTAGGCGATGTCAAACTGCCACAGATTGTTGGTGCTCGAGGTGAAGTCGTTCAGGGTGTATGTGTACGGCCCCGAGCCAACGCCACCTGTTGGGCTGGTGATCCATTGCTCCAAGCCGCCGTTATACCCAGACACCACGTAGTTAAAGCCATCGACGGTGCTCATGGCCATGCCACGGGACACGCCCGAGGCGTTCAGAAACACCGCGTTATACCCACCAATCTTGCGGGGCCGATTGCGTTGAAAGCGCACCCACTTGCCGTCGGTAAAACAGGGGGCGTCAAACTGCGTCCCGTCCCGCTGTATCCCCGCAGGGATTTCCATGGATACGACCTTTTGGGTCATTAGAACGTACCCCCGCTGATGCCATTGGTGACGGTAAGCCCCGAGGAATCAAAGTACCCCGCCAAAAGATTGGTGACTACAAAGCCGAGCTGGCCCGAACTTGCCAAATACAGGCCAGTGTTCAGGTCGCTTGCGAATTTAAGAGACGGTACCAATAGCGAGCCATTTCCTAGCGTCAGGGCTGTGATAGTACTGGCCGCTCCCGAAGCGGCGTTGTAGACGTTGGTGCCGTCGCAGATAAGCACCAGCGAAGTGCCCTGCGCTATGGTTATTGTTGCGCCCCCAAAAACCGACGTTTTAACGGTAAAGGTGTACGAGCCCGTTGTGTTGTTGGTGATGGTGTACAACTGCACCGTGGACGGCACAATCACAATCTCGTTGCTGGTTAGCACGCCGCTGTATACCTGAATGGTGTTTGCGGCCTGCGTTGCTGACAGCGTAAGCGTCCCTCCGGTAACAGCCACCGATAGCAGGGTGTACGCAAAGGTGTTGGACCGGCCAATCCCAAAACTGTTCCAATTTATGCCGTTGGAGACAAGGCTTATCGACTCGGCCAATTGCAGTTGTTGGTTGGGGTTTCCGTCGATAGTGTCGGTACCCGACGGCGTAAGCGTGAGCACCCCTGTTCCGTTGTTCTTGATGGTAATAAACCAGCCGGTTCCTACGGCGGACGCAGAAGGCAGCGTCAGGGTTCCCGCGCCGCCAGTCCACACACTCAGGTCGGCGCTATTGGCGTCAGTCAGCGTGTAGTTTGAGCTGTAGGAGACGACAGGGTATATCTGGTTCAAGGTCAGCCCAGATGCCAAGAGGCCGTACCCGGCAAGCGCTGCGGCATTGGCCGACGACGTGCCTGCACCAAACACCACCGAGGCCCACACCCCGTTGGTCGTGGTGTTGTCGGTGATGAAGATGAACTGCGCGATGCCCGTGGTTATGGCGACGATGGTGTTGCCGGAGTAGTCGGTCACCGTGAAGGTGTTGGACCCGACGTTGCGGATCAGCACGGACTGCCCGGTCGATACCTGCTGCGCGGGAGGCATCTTCAGCAGCAGCGAGGTCGTGGTGGCCGTGACGTCGATGATGTTGCTCACCGGCGTGTTGGTGTTGCCGTTTACTGGCCACTGCAGCTCGGTGGTGACGCTGATCGACAGCGACTCATAGCTGACCGCCGAGGGGCTGATGGTCTGGCCAGAAAAAGGGTTGGTGTAGGAGGTCATGATTAGGAGTCCTGTGCGATGGCTTGGCGGTCACCAATACGAAGCTGATCCTCGGCCTTCAACGCGGCTAGGGCGGCGTCAAACAGGCTGCTCCATACCTGCAAGCGGGCGTCGTCCTTCAGGAACGGCGCGGTCTGTTTCAGCGTGCCGTACAGCATGGCGTTAGGAGCGTTTTGAGTCAGCCAGTTGGTCTGGTTGTCGGATGCCAAGGGCTGCAAACGGGTGTAGCAAAGCGTCTCGAACGCAAAGCTGCTGCTGGGCGTGGGCGCCACGAACCAGTGGTCGGCGTCGTAGTCGGCGTAGTAGAGGGGCGTGCCGGTAGCGGTAACGTCCGGGGCGTAGTTGTTCAAGTACTCCAGCTTGCGCAGGAGGATGGGCTGTTTCTGGCCCGCCGTGGTGGTCAGGGTCATTGACACCGTCTTGCGCCACCGTGCGGGCTTGGCTATCACCGGGTTGCCGGTGTTCATGTTGCCATCGGCCACAAGCATCTGACCAAGGGTCTTGATGTTTTCCGCGATCTCAAACTCGGCCAGCATGATGGCCATGGGAAGGAAATTAACCACCGCCGCATCAGTACGCTCCAGATACTGGAGGACCGTGGACGTGAGGCTGTCGTAAGTAAGGACGGCGGCGGGTGTAGTCATTTGTCAGCCTTGGAATCAAGTTTGTCAAAAATCTGCTTGCACATGGCCTTGATCTCGTCGATGTCTCGGTGGTAATCCTGCTTGGTGACGTATTCCCGCTGTAGACCTCGGACATCAACATCAAGGCGTTCCACCGACCGGGTGATGCTATTAATCGTCCAGCCCCCAAAGAAGCCTATGAGCCCCAAACCGATATTGATTAGCGTCTGCGCGTCCATGGTGGCCCTTTAAACGAACGGGCGGGTGCCGGTTTTGTCGATTATAAGAGCCTGCCGTCGGGGTGCAAGGCCGACAGCGTTGGGCACCGACAGATGCGTCCAGCGATCAAATTCCCTGATAAGCTGGTCATAGGGTAAACCCGCAGCAATGATGGCCCGCACCACCTGATCGGGGGTCATAGTGGGTACACGAATATCAGCAGCGCAGCCGAGGCGGTGCTGAGACCGATCAGAACTGCCCACAGCATCATTGACGAGTTTAGACCTGAAGGCGGAGTTGACCATGATGGGCTTTCCTCCAAGTACCGTTTTGACGTCTTCAAGAAACGCTGCGAGGCGTTCAAGGTTTGCAATTTCTGATTCATTGGGGGTGTTGTCCAGAGTCCGGTGGTCGGTTACGGTAAGTTCCTCAAGGGTAAAGTGCGGGGAGAAGTTCATTTTTTACTCCTCATGTCGGCCAGTTTCTCAACGGTTCTGCCACCAAAATACGCCAAGAAAATAATCTGGCCCCACTGCCCCAAAAGTTGAACGTAAGTTTCTTGGGCGTTATACCCAAAAGCCGACATCATCGTGAATGTAAAGAAACCCACGAAGATGGCTATAAGGGCCATTGGGCGGATGTTTTTGGATAGCCAAGAATCTGACCCCATGTCTGCTGTCCAACGGTCTGTGGTGTTTTGTTGCTCCACCTCAAACATCTTGGTGTCGTTTGCCATCTTGGCAAGTTCGCCGTTCTGGGCAAGCGTTGCCAACTCCAGTTGGGCTTTGGCCTTGGCCTCGGGGTCAGGAATTAGTTTATCGATCAGCTTGTTGCCGATGCCGAGTATTGAGTCAAGTAGCATTTAGTGTCTCCCCATAAAATCAACATACTGCATGGTTCCCCATGCCACCAAAGTCACCAAGCCTGCACCGGCAATCGCCAGTAGAACCATTGTGATGGCTTCCTCGATCTCTTGCTTGCGCTTTGCCTTGGCCTTCTCCATCGCAATTTCTTCAGACTTGCGTTTGGCCACGATGTTGTTGCGCTCCACCATAATTGCTTGCCACACGTCCGCATTGCCTGACCAGATCATGTGCTGCTTGAGTTCATCCTCGGCGTCTTGCAGCATCTTGGCGTGCATGACCGATTCAAATGCCTGCGCGGTGTCCGACTTCCCAAATGTCTTCTTGGGCTGGGACGCCGCTTTTGCAACGACATCCTTCGCCTCAAAAAACTTCATCAAGTCACCGCTGATGCCTTGAAGGTCCTTGCCCATTTTGATTGCGGCTTGGACCCCCTTTATGGCTGCCTGAGCAGCGGCAAAAGCGGTGAACGGATCGATCATGTTACGCAGGCGTATCGGCAGGGAGCGCGGTGTTGCCCTCCGCAACCCAGTCCAAGTACACACGGTAGTCAGAGTTGCCGGTGTCCATTGGGATAATAGCGTTATCAGACAAACGTCGAATGAAGGTATCACCGAGAGCTACATAGAGTTGGTACATAATTAAAGCTCCGAGTTAAGGCTAAAGGTTGCTTGCGTGGTTATGCTGTGTGCGGTGCTTTGGAACGCAGCGCCAAAGCCTGCGGCGCTAGCGTAAGATGTAAAAGAATACACCGCGCCTGCGCCTGCTGGTGTACTTACGGCGCTTACAGTTGCGTTGGTACGCATGGCTGTTCTAGGAATAATTGGGTTAATGAACGTTGAAGTGCCAACCACGGTTCCATAAAACCCATAGTACCGGCTTGCCAAGGTCAACTCCGTGGTGTACGGCCGGTAGTCAAATGCCGTGGTTGCAGTTCCTTTTTCAAGCTGCACCCCTGTGATAGTAATGCTGGACGTGGCTGTTGAAGTGCAAGAAAAGACAAACATCAGCCCGTTTGCAGACGCATTAGTCCCCAAAGAAAATGTCAGGGTTTTTAGGGCAATGGAAGCCGTTGTGGTGAAAGTCCCCGTAGCAATTGAAGTTGCGCTAGAAGTAATTGCAGTGCCGCTTCCTACAGCTTGCCATGTATTGGCGGTATTGGCGTAGTACGCAGTCCATGTGACCGTAGCCGAGTTGCTAGTAGCCACATAGGCTTGCACGGCCACGGTTTGGTTGTGCAAGTCGGCTACGTTGATAGCCTCAATCCTTTGCGCCACCACCAATCCAACATTACTTGCATCGTTTGCAGTTACTGTTAAAGCCTTTTGTGGGACGCTGCTTGTTGGTAGCGTGGTGCTTGCCACCGTCGAAGTAATCGCGCACGTAGCACCGCTGCCTTGCCCTATCCAGCGATCTGTAACATAAACTGAGCAATTTGTCGATCCACTTGCTGACCCGCCGGTGTATTGCCCAACATTAAACGCACCATTAATGATGCGGTTCTTAAAGCCGAAGGTATTGGCGGATGAGACACTGCTACCCACCGTCAGGTTGTTCCCGTCAAACGTCAAATTAGCTGAACCAACCACAAGCCCGCTGCTGTTGTACAGGACTTGGGTAGTGGTGCTGGAGCCTCCTGCACCACCCTTGGTGCCAATCACCTGCACCACGCTGCTAGAGTCCTTGTAAAACAGCTTGCCGTCGTTTGTGTTGATGGCCAGCTCGCCCGGCGATAAATCTGCGGGCAAGGGCACGGCGGCAGCCGTGGCGCTGTAGTACAGCTTGATGGGGGTGAAACCTGATGCAGCCATGGTCTGTCCTTAAAAAAATGCAAAAAAGCCAGAGGTGGGGAGCGTGGTAAACAGCCAGCCCGTATTATTACCCCCGTTTGTGTTGGTTGTTGACGTGGCGTTCCACACCGCCCCTCCCGTGGCGTTGCTGTCGGTGATGTGCAGGTACGTCACCGCATCGGTTCCGCTTGCGTCGCTGATGGTGGCCTGTGACCCGGGCGTTGTGGCTTGCAGGTACTTGACGTTTGTACCCGTGGTGACAAAAGAACCTACGGTATTGGTTGTACCCGACTTGAGTTGTAGGGTGCCGTTGGTAAATGTCAGTGGCTGAGTGGAGCCTAGCGTGAGGGCATCTTGCATGGCCCATACGCCGCCAATTCCGTCAAACGTAACAGGGAAGTCAAAAGTTAATCCAGCAGTGGTAATGGTTTGAACTGTAGTTGCACGAAAAGCCCACGTATTTGTGCTAGCATTAAGGGTCATCCCACCAGAAGACAACACCAAATCACCGTAAATATTGGGCCGAGTATTGGCGGCAATTGCCCCAGAACCAAACCCAGTAAAATTAATTGTTCTGTATGTGCGGTTAGCCGTGCCAAAATCAATTGCATCCGCCCCGGCTTGAATATAACAATCAACCGCAGTTGCAGCAGTGCCGCCGGTAGTTGTAACTCCACCAGTGATAGTGCGAATTTGCCCCCCTGTACCAACCCCGGTGAACTCAACCGTTCTTGAGCCAGTAATGGTAAGGCCTGTTGCCACTGAGGTGTTGTAAACGCTTGCGTTTGTTCCTGTAACAACAATCTTGCCTGTGCCAAAAGCCAATACCCGGGTATTGGAGTTGGATGAGCTAAATACCCCAGTAGTCAGTGTGTAGTTATTTAAATTCAGCGTGCCAGTGGTCAATGTGCAAGTACGGGTAGAACCTAGCGTCAAAGCGTCTTGTAGCGCCCAAGTGCCGGCGGCATTGTCAAATGTAATAGGACAGTCTATTGTTTCATTTGCAGTGGTAATAGTTTGGCTTCCAGTACCGTTAAAGGTAAGTGTGGACGCCCCGGAAGAAAAAGAATTAATAGCAGAGTTTAAAGTTAAACTTCCAAAAATACTTCTAGTAACATTTCCAAAAGTTCCTGTAAAACCGCTGGTAAACGTAAGATTATTAAAAGTCATACCAGCAGCGGAATTTATTGTATCGCTACCATTACTGATGGTAAACGAAATTGGTGCGCTAGTGGCGAGTGAATTTCCGGGGTTAACTGTTCTTGTAGTTGTGCCGTTACCCGTTACATTAACTTGAGCCGTTCCAGTAATTGTTAGCCCAGTGTTGGTAGATGTTGGGCCAGAAAACACAGTTCCAGATACAGCGTTAACTGTAATGTTTCCTGAGCCAAATGCTATTGTTCGTGCGTTTGCATTGTTTGAGGAAAACGACCCAGTAGTCAGTGTGAAAGTGTTAAGCGTTAAAGTTCCCGCAGTCAGCGTACAAGTACCTGCCGCCGTGCATAACGTAGGGCTTCCAGACAAAGATAGGTTAATGTCTGATTTATTAATTGTGGTGCTTAAAGACACCGCAGTAGACGTAACCGTAACTGTAGCCGCTGTACCTGAGTTGGCGTCAAAAGTTACCGTGTCTGCGTTGGTAGGGTTTAAAATAGTAGCAATCCCCCCTGTAGTTACAGCAAACTGCGTATTTCCTGTGCCACTCCAAGTTCCCGTGCCACCAACCCAAAAGTATGTGGCCATGATTACTCCTCAACAGGCTCATCAACCACAGGCTCATCAATCACGGGCGGAGGGTTGGTAATGTAGTCATACCACTTATCGTAAATTGACTGTTTCAGGGCCTCAATCTCAGTGTCAGTCAGGCTGTGGTCGTCGGCTAGATGCAGGGCGGTAGAAAACCCGTTGATGGTGAAGTCGATCTTGATCATGTCAGAACCCAAAAACTTTAGCCAGCAACTGCCACTTAACTGCCGTCGAGTTGTAAATAAACCCGACGTAGTCGTACTTGGAAGTCCCGGTGGTTGCTGTTGGCAGTATGAGGTCCGTAGACCCGGCAAATATGGCGTTCCAAGAGAATGTCTGGGCATTGGTGCATTGCAGGCGCAGGATGAATTTTTGGCCGTTTATGGGCGTCCCTGTGGGTGCGTTTACGGTCAACGTGCCCGCCGTTTGGGTGTTGGTTTGCACCGCCAAATCCGTGGTGTCCACGTTCACGGTGACCAAAGTTCCGTCAGCAAGCACCGTGGTGCGCACAGGGACGGTTACGGCGGTGGTAGCGGTGGCAGCATTGCCGCCTATGGAAAGGGCCGCTGCGGTGCCTGTAAGACCCGTTCCTGCGCCAGTAAAAGACCCTGCAGTTGCAATTCCAGAAAAAATTGGGTTGGTGGCAACGGAAATTGTTGGATTGCCTGAAACCCCATCCGCATCGGTCACGGAAAGGTTTGCGGTATTTACATCAATTTGCCTGTTTGTTATCGCTGTTGCGGAAGTTTTAACTTGGAACCCCGTGCTGGAGTTCACCAACGACAAAAGAGCGCCTGTAGTCGTGACATTAAACACCCCCTGCGCACCGCCATCGGTGATTGTCAGGCCGTTGGTTGCGCCAAAGTACCGGCTATTGGCCAACTGAGGTGTTTGAGCAACGGTCAGGTAGGTATAGGGCTGCGACGGAGATGCAGAAATTGCACCCGTAGTCGTCTGCACCGTGACGCCATTTTGGACAATCGGAACCGACTCGGTGCCTGTTATAGCACCAGCCGATGGGAGTTGGGTGATTGTTACGTTTGCCATTATTGCCCCGGTGATGGACTAAGGGTATCAAGGTTGCCGTTGTTTTCGGGCGTCTGCGTGTTCTGTTCAGGCGACAAGACGTAGTCGTTGGTGCCGCCCGTCGTGATGCCATCCGGCACCACGTCAATATTGACATCGGGCCTCGGAAAGCGCAAGTTTATCCGCTCCGTCTGGCGCGCGGCAAGCCGGTACGGGTCAAGCTGATCCGCGCAGCCTTGGTCGCACACGCGCAGGCCCGGGAAGTTAGGGTCCGAGCCCATCGAGGAAAACGCGCGCTTCATCTTGCACCGGTCACAGACGCCGATGGCTAGGGAAGCATTGCCTTCGGTGTCAAGGAAACGGGGCATTACTGGCTACTCCAGCGGCATTCAACGATGTGCGCGTAGCGCGCAGTGTGTACTACCCCGGGATTGTTAAGCCACCGAAATAATGTTCCGTGCCGTATTTTAAGAGCACGGGAGGCTTCCATCAATGAAACGTATTCCACACCGTTAATCACGCAAGCGCGCATTGGATGGCACAGCTTTAGGCTTGAAATGTGACTTTCAGGAAGCGCAATACCTTTTCGCGCAACGCTTTGACGTTTGCGCACTTCGGGCCGTTGCATTGCTAACTTTAAGTTGGCCAGTTGTTTCTCTCGAACATCGGGATTATCCATGGGATTCGCGCGTAGCATACGTTCCGTCAAAGCAGATTTGTGCGCTTCGGTGTGGCGAAAACCAGTAGAACCTTCTCCTCCCAAAGCAATGTTTGCCAACGCGTAACCCATGCCTCTAAAAGTATCTATCAGAAAAATTTCGTGTTCAAACGCTTCTTTTTCAGTAGGCCAACCCGCGAGTACCAGAACCGAAAATCCGCCGTATTTTTTAACGGTGCGTTGCCATATTAAATTGCGTCCGGCGCTTGAATGCGCACGTTTAGCCGACCCTTTACCAATGTAAAAGATTTTTCCATCAGGCTTTTGATGCGCATAAGTGTAATGATTCATCTTGTGTAAACACTTATGTTTGGACTGATCATTATCGGACTTTTATCTCTTTCTTCGCTCTCGGCATCGTTCAAATACTGGGCCGCCATCTTCTCGAGGTAGCCTATACGGTCAAGCTGCACTCCGGGCAGCTCAAGGCTCATCCGGTGGGACAGGTTCATCAGCACGGCCTCGTACCAGCGCTGGGGGATTTCCAGCTCGCCGCTCAGGGCGCCCACGTCCATGATCTGGCGGGAGTACCACACCGTCATCTGGACGAACGGGTCCGAGGGCACTGGCCACAGGTACATCGTGGGCTGGGGGATCGTGCGGTCAAACCAATACTGGAACGGCTGGTTGGCCGTAAAGTTCTTGTTGGGCAGGTTGGTGTAGTCGTCGCGGTTTAGGCGGGCCATCTGCAGCTCGCGCGAGTTGTTGCCAAAGTACAGCTCGCGCAGCGCCAGCGTGGTGTTGCCGGTGGCCCGCATGCGGTAGTAGTTCACGTTCTGGCCGGGATCGATGTCCGTCCACACCCACTGCATATCCGACACGGCCACGTTGGTGCCCGTGGCCAAGGTGTTCCACGTAGAACCATCGGTGGAATACTCCAATACGTAGCTCCACGTAGCGCTGCCGCCGCCCGACACGTAGGGAAAGAAGCCGATGGAGCCGATGTACTGGGGGTCGTTGGTGCCGTAGAGCACCGCAATGTTGCCGTTGCTGGAAGTTTGCTGGCAGTAGGTGCCTGTATCGCTGTCGTAGACGTTGGCCACCACGCCGCCTGCTGAGGTGGTGTAGCTGCCCACGGGGCGGTTCATCTGCCTGTACAGCACGTTCTGGGCGTCTATGGCGCCCACCGGCAGGCTGTAGATGTACTGGTTGGCGTTGAGGCCGATTACGGTCTTGTTGATGGCCCAGTAGTTGATGCCGAGGTTGGCCAAGTTCGACAGGAAGAAGAACAGCGACTCCTTGGCCGACTGCACCTGCTCAACCGTAAGTTCTTCGGCCAGCTTACCGCAGCGCCGGGCACCATGGTCGATGAGCGTTTGGACGGAGATTACTGTCTGGCCAACGGTGCCGGAGTACGCCATGGTGTTTCCTTACCAGCCGGGGCAGTCCCAGCGTTTTAATGAGGCCTTCGCGCGAGGCGCGTCACCCTTGGAATGCTCTACCACGCCGCTCATGCGGGCGCAAAACGAGTCCTTGCGGGCGCCGCCCTTGGGCTGGGGGGCCTTGAGGTTCGAGCCCGTCTCCCGATTGTACTTGGCGCGCCCCTTTTCGGTAAGGCCCGCGCCCTTGGCAACGGACAGCTTCTCGCCTCGGCCTACGGCTAGGGATGGGGTCTTGTCCTTCTTCGCCATGGCTTTCACCAGTTGGAAGATTTCTTGGACGAGCTGCCCGTAGACACGCGCCGGGTGGTTACTTGGCCACCCTTTTTGTACCCATAAAACTGCTCGCCATCCCCACCCTTAGAGCCGCCATCGGCCATCTGCTGGGGGTTACCCAGCGGCTTTTGTGGGGGCTGCAGCTCTCGGCTGTTATCGCGCGAGGCTACGGTGGGCGTGTTGGGCGTGCTGGAGGTCATGCCGCCAAGGCTGGCAATGCCGCCATCGGCCATCTTCTTGGTTTTTGCAGACTTCCGGAAAGCCTCGGCAGTTGGCGCGCCCTTGCTACCGGGCTTGCGCATGCGCTCATCCGAGCCCTCGGCAATGCGCTTTTGCTTGGCGTGGATGTTGGCGTACAAGCCGCCTGCTTTCAATTTGGCATGCATTACGCATACTCCTTGATCATCTCCAAGATACACCAGTAAGAATCACCTGCGGTGGCGTCAGCCGTGCTGAACATGATGTCACCAGTGACGCCAGTACCGCCGTTGTTGGTAATGCCCCCAAAAGCGCTCATATCAAGCGTCTGCGTTGCTCCGGGCGACGATAGAAAGAACGGCACATCCGTTGTGGCGTCCCAAAACATTCTGACTTCCATGCCGTGATTGGCAATGTAAATCTTTGTAACTGTTACCGCGCTACAAGTTTTGCCAGAGCCGCTTGGCGTTAGTGCCGAAACATCTACCTTCAAAACCGCAGTTTCACCAGTGCCATCACTGATGTTTGTGAATTTCATGATGGCCACGCGCTCGCCATCAAATAGGGTTTGACTCGTTACTGCATCAGCCATATCGTTCTCCAATTGAAAGTAAGGGGCATTTTAAGCCCCTTACCTATCAGCACTTGGCGTTGCCGCCTTTTTTGTACCCACCGGTGTGGATGACCTGTTTTTCCGTTAGCTTGGGGCCAATGCCTAGCAATTTCTTTACGCTTCCCACTGGGTCGCGGAAAGCCTTTGCCATCTCCATCTCGTCTTCCCCCGGCCCAATTGCCTTATCGTAGGCGCCTTTGGAGGCGTCTACCATCTCAGAATCAACCGTTCCACCCTTCTTGAAGGTACCAGCGATACGATTGGTGCTTACCGGCTGGGAAACAGGCCGCTTCGGCATTGCCACGGCATGGCCAGTGCTAACACTGCCCCCCGTGGCGAAATGCTTTTTTGCGGCACCGCCTTTTTTCAGCGGATTGGTTAGCCCGCCAGTGGCATACCGCTCGTAACCGGGATCAATTTTTGCGGTGTTAACTTTCCCGCCTTTTTTCATGGGGTTGGTCAGACCACCCGTGGCCATACCGTTCACGACGCCTCCGGTAGCGTACTTTTCAGTACCCGGCGTGGTAACCATGTTCACGGTTTTCAAGGCATTTCCACTTACCGCACCACCGTCAGCGTACTTTTGGTAGCCTTTAGCGGTCTTCATCTTCACGGTCTTGGTGTTCTGAAAGGCGTTAGTAGAACCGCCCGTTTTCATGGGGTTGGTCAGGCCGCCGGTAGCCAGCTTGAGCTTGGTGTCACCACCTTTGTGCTCTTGCGCGTCGTGCTGTTTGAAGGCCTTCATGATCATGGCCTTGTCCTGCGCCTTGTCACCAGCCTTACCGCCCTTTTTCATGGCGGGCATGCCGCCGGGTGCCGCCATAGGGGCCATGGGCGCCGCAGGCGCGCCCATAGCGGCCTTGCGAGACATCATGGCCTTGAGCATGGCCGCTTTGCGGGGGTCCATACGTGCACCCCTCGGGGCCGCCATGGGTGCAGCCATCGCTGGCGCGCCCATCATGCCGCCCATAGCCTTCTTCTCGGCCTTGCCGCCGTTTTTCATCATAGAGCCGGACATGGCCTTGCGGCGATCCGACATGGATGGCTTCTTGGGAGAGTCGCCTTCGCAAGCCTCTTCAGAATACTTGGCCTTGAAAGCCATGCCCTTCATGTTGGTGTGGCCGTTCTCGTCTTTACCGGACGAAACGTGGCCACCCTTTTTCAGCTTCAGGATCACCGAAGGCTCGGTGGTTTCCATCTTCACCATTGGTTTAAATTGGCCCATGATGTTGCTCCTTATGCTTGGGTTACGCCGTAAGCACCAGTGCGGGTCGCATAGGGGCCGGTAGCAATGGCTGGCAGGGCAATGCTCATAACCAAGCGTCGAACGCCGTTGGTCGCTGAAGCAGGGACAAACGTGCCGCGTACATCGCCAGTTGTCGTGGTAGCGGTGGCCGTAACGGCTGCTACTGCGGTACCGGCGTTGTCAGCCAGCACGTTGTTGTAGCCCGCGTGGATGATGTAAGCCAAGTCCAGAATACGAACGGGGCAACCAAGCACGTCGGTGGTACCACATGTGATGGTGGAAGTAGTGCCGCCAGTGCCAGTTACGCTGACGATCTGATAGAAAGCCGTCTTGCCCGCAGTGGTGGGGGATGCCACGGCACCGGAGGCGATGGCCTCGCTCATCGACTGGCCGTAGATGTCGTAACCGACAACGGTAAACGTAGAACTGACGGTAGTGCCCGTTCCGGTAGTCACACTCACAGCGCGAGGGCAATCCAACTGGATTACGGTAACGCCATCAGCGCGGCGAACAGACTGAGTACCAGCGCCTGCGGTCAAGGTCAAAGCACCCGCGCCGGTAGGCGTTTGCGAGGCCGCGATAGCGGCGGTGTTTAGCGTTTGGGGGATGGAGTCCCAGACATACACACGGCCCAGAGGACCAACGCCTTGGGGCATCGGAGCCGGGTTTTGCAACGAGGCTTGGACCATGCCGTAAAGGGTGGTCGAACCAGCCGTCGAGGATGTCGATACCGTATAGGTTCCCGCGCCGCCCGCGCCGGTGCCAAAGGCCGTGATGTACGTGCCGTCGGTCACGCTAGTGCCTTCCACGTACATACCCAAGATGATTGGGTCGCCAGAAAGCATCTGGGTAACCGTCAAGGTCGTGGATGCAATAGCGCCCGTGAATACTGCGGTGGTGGCGTATAAGCCGGTGCCTTGGTAGCCGTTGGCGGTACCAAGGAATAGATCGTCTGCAAATGATGGCATGGTCTGCTCCTTGAAAAGTTTGACCGATGTTACTTAAATTTCTCCAAGTAGCCAATTGCTGCTTGAAGTGCTGCGGGGTCATCCCCGAAAAGCCCAAGAGCCCGATTGCATTGTGTGCAAAGTAGCCCCCTGACCTTACCCGTAGTATGACAGTGATCCACCGCCATTGCTATGGTTTTGTTGCGTATCTGCGTTGTCTCTGGCTTGGCGCAGATGGCGCACACACAATTTTGTTTAGCAAAAGTTTCGGCGTACCACTGTAGCGTTACCCCGTAATTTTTTTTAAGGTCTTGATCAAAATAGTAATCGGGATTAGCTGCACGTGCTTGTTTACGCCAATCTCGCATGTACTCTTTTTGATTGATAGAAGATGCGGCATGTTCCTTCCAGTAGAAATTGTCTTTGGACCAAGGTAAGGATTTGTCTGATCTAAAAGCTGTCGAGTTAAGCGGCTTATCGCCTACGTCAGTAGCAAATTTCCAAAAATCTTCCTGCCAATCTTTGTCCATGTCCAACAAGTGGTTTCTACGCAAATTACACCAAGCCTTGTACGCCGAGTGTTTTTCACGTTGACCCCAGTCTGTTGGGCGAGTATCGACAACTTCCCCGTGTCGCTGTAGTTGCATGTAATGCTTTCGGCATAAACCTTTAGCTACAGCTTGCACGGTGCAATTATGAACGTGGCATTTTTCAGGCATTTGTAAACTCCAAGGTTGTTACACCTTGGAGTTTACCATACCGCTAGGCTATTTAACTAGTCCGCTCAAATACCCGGCGTGCCGTAGAGGCAGCGAGGATCGGTAAATCCCACGTCGTAACGCTCAGTGGCCTTGTAGCGCATCGAGTCGGTCTCGAAGTCGCCTTCCATGGTCTTCTCCAGACGACGACGCATCAAGAGCTTGAGGCCCTCGGGAGCGTCGGTCTGGACCCACCATGCGTTGGCACTGGTCAGACGACTCAGCACAGTAGCGCCGCCGTCCAGCAAGCCGATGGACTTGATGGGGTTGACGTCGTTATTGGCGTTGCCTGCGCGCAGGACCGACTTCAGCAGCACTTCCGACTGGAAGACGTTACCCGGAGCCACGACCATCTGTTTAGGCACCAAACGGATTTTCTTGCCGTTGTTGTCTACAGCTTGGCGTACTTGGATAAGCATCTGCTCAAGGGAGGTTTGCGAAAGCACAGCGGCGGTGGCCAACTGGTTGCTGAACACACCGTTCACAATGGGGTGAGAGGTGTTGATCAACGACACGCCGTCGCCGCCGGGATACGAGCTGTTGAAGGCCGTATTCAGGACGTTGGCGGACAGCAGTTCCTTGGTTTCCACCAGAGACTGTGCCAAGTGACGTGCGTACACCTGACCCAGACGGATGTGGTCGCCATCTTCCACGAGGACCTTGGTCAAGGCAAAAGCCAGACCATAGACCTTGTAGACGTAGCGCTTCAGGAACAGAACACCACCTTGTTGGTACGTCACCGGTGTGCCGTCAGGCAGTTGGGGTGCCGCGCCGAAACCGTACAGGACGGGCTCTTCGTGGTAGTTACGTGGGATACCGTCTTCCTCGCGGAAAACCTTTGACCACTCGTCGGCGCGCTGGTCATAGACTCCATCAAAGCATTCGTTCAGAATTGGTTCAACGATGCTTCGGAAGTCCGTACTTCTCATTGGTGCTGCCATGTTATTGCTCCTTAGAAGGCGTTAATGGTGGCAACAAACTGGCTGCGGCTCACTTGAACCTGCACCACAGTAAACGCATCACCCCAAGCGTTGTCAACGCCGTTACCCAAACCGATGATGCGCATGTCACCAACGGCACCTGAACCAGCCAACGAAGTGGAGATCATGCACTGCGACAAGCCCGTGGTCGTGGAACCAGCGGTTGCGCTTGCAAAGTTTGCTTGATCACCAATAGACGTTTGCGCCAAGCTACCATTTGCCTGAATTTCGTAAACGATAAGCGGGTCAGAGTAGTAGTAGGTCACTTGAGAACCAGTTTGGTATGCAGTATTTGCAATCCATTGGTTGCTGATTTGACGACGGCCAGTAAGATCAGTGTACTCATGGCCAGCAAAGGCGCCTTGGTAGGCGCTGCCAGCAGTAGCAATAATGATGTTTCCAGACGTATCAAGAGCCACCGGTTGGCCCTTGAGAATTCCGGTGTTGTACGCGGAAGCGATACCGCCAGCGAGCGCCACAGCGCGATCCAGACCAGAAGGGTGGAACGCAGGACGCAAGCCAAACGGAGCAGAGATAGCACTCATATTAACTCCTTAGTTAGCCGGAAAATACCGGCATGCGATTGGTTTGCTTGTCAAAATTGCCCATTCCGTCGCCCTCAATGCCCACCAGCGACTTGCCGTTGCTGTCCCTTGCGCCTTGGAGTTGCTCCACTTGGACGCGGATTTTTTCCGCTTCCTCACGGGGTTTCTCGTCGTGCATATACGTCATGATCTCTTGGTAGACATCCATCGGTAATTTGAACAGCAACATCTCGTTGCAGGAGATGTATCCAACGTGCTCACCGGTCTTCACGCGCAAGTCTTCATACCCGGGTAACTCTTCAGTTTTCACTGGAACGTACCCTTGGCGAATCCTTTTGTCGATGGAGTCGTAGCTATTGGTTGTTGAGAGCCAGCAAAGATGCCACCCACTTAGGCTGGGTAGTTTAGGCAACGCTGATTGCGTCCACTCCTCGTTCCACATCTTGCGACGTTCTTGCGTAGAAGCGAACTTATCTTCAGGTGCTGCGCGGCTTGCGTCCTCGCTTGCGCGATCATTGCGGCCACCAGCATTGAGAGATTTTTTGAGACGTGATTCAGTCATGATTAGTTACTCCGGGAATTATTACGTGATTCGGCTGCATATCGTTTAACCATCTTGGCGCGCTTTTCGGGGTTATCCCACATACCAGCGTCCTTCATCGCTCGCACTTGTTCAGCGGAGAGAGTAAAGGTGCGGTTTGTGCCCCCGTATGCGGCTGATGCTTCACGTCCTGAGCTTCCCACGGTATTCCTTGGTGTTCGTCGATCTGTATCACGCTTATCTGACGCGCCATTATAGCGGTGAGGTAATCTTTTTTGCAAACGGGAGTCCAATTCGTCCCAATAATCATCGGAATCAGGGCTCCAGCCTTCTTTTACGAGGTCTTCGTCGATTACTTTGGCGATTTTGCTGTCGGTGTCCGATAAATCGGGTTTGTACCAGCTATTTCGCTCAATCCAGATGCTTGCTTGACGCTGGACGTTTGGGTTTATGCTTGGTGCGGGCTGCTGTTGGGGCTGATCGGCCTGTTTTTTCAGCCGATTGAGCTGCTGGAGCTGTTCACGGGCCTCGTAAAGCAGTTCTTGGGCGCTAACAGCGCTCTCCCCATCCCCTGCACCGGTGGCTTCGGACAGTTTCATGCGCGCGTACTCCATGCGCACCTGCTGGTCCTCAATGGCCTTGTCCAAACGGGCTAGATCGGCCCCCTGAGTGCGTTGTTCTACCCGTGAAAGCCGGTTGCGCATCTCCTCGTTCTCGCGTTGAAGGGCCTGCAGCCGCACGTCCTTCTCCACGTTGGTCTTGCGGATCAGGTCCTTCTTGGACCTGCGACGCGCGCGGCGCGCGGCGCGCACTGCATCGCTGTCATCGGGATGGTCTTCATCATCGCCGTTGTCATCAGCCGGGGCCGAGTTATCCTCATCCGGGGGCAGGATGCCCTCGGGCAGCTCCACCGTAGCGGTGCCGTCCGTACCCTCTTCAATGCGCAGAATTTCTTCCTTGTTTTCTGTTGCCATGGTATCTCCTTAGACGTAGGCTTTGAAGGACAGCGGGTCGTCAGTGACCTTTGCTATGACTTCTCTGGTGTTTTGTTTTGATTGCAACGTCGCCACCAATGCGGAAGCTACGTACAACAGCTCGCTATCATTCATTTTTTGCCTAAATGAGTTTACGCACCAACAAACCAACCTTACGTTGTCTGTGTAGTAGCCGCGAGTTTGATCAACACGATCGATGGATACGTTCATTGCGTTTACAACACCCTGCCCCCAAACCATTTGAAGTCCAGATAACGCGCATTTCCCGTCCTGCTCAATCCACATGTTAAGTAAAAACTCCGTGGAAATGTCGCCCCCTTCACGCTGCTTGGCTTGAGTTGCCATTCGAGACAAGTTAATTTTTGGAGACGTTTTTTGTGTCTCACGATATTTAACTTGAGTCGCATCGTTGCGGTCTTTAATACGAGTTCGCAAGGAAGCATTGGCGGCGTATCGCTCCCGACGTTTTTCATTTAAAACATCTTTGTTTTTTGCGTAGTATTCTTTTTGGGTCATACATACACCTTAAAACTTAAAGGGTCATCAGTAATTTTACTGATTACCTCATGGTCGTTGATGGTCATGAACAGGACCGGGTTAAGGTCTCCGTTCTCCTCGCCGACGACGGGCCGCTCCCAGCGATCCCCTCCCCAACGCGGTACTCGGACAAAGTCGCCGATCTGCGCCCAGCTACCCTCGGGCCATGTTGCCATGGTGTCCCTGTTGCGGTAAGCCAGTGGGCCGATTGCGACGACACGTCCGATCATGTTGTTCCACTTCTCGTTCTCCTTGGTTTCCTCCACCAAGATGATCTTTCCCGCGTTCTTTTTGATGCGGCGAAGTTGGACAATGACCCGGCCACCCAAGGGGGCCTGACCTGCCGGTACGTCTGGAAATGCCCATGCCAGCTCGGCAGGGTCAGACGCCTGTTGCGTCCCTACGATGTAGGGAACCTTTTCTTGACTCATACTCACTCCTATCGACAAAAACCATATTTCAGGTTCAATGTGCGCATATTTCAGCGCGGCTTAGGGCCTTGCGGCCTTATTCGTTTTCGGCGAGTTTCATGTTGAGGACATCCATGACCCATTGCAGGCCCTTATACTCCCCAACGATGCGTGTGTATGTTGTGTGATCACTCACGGGATTTTGTACAAAGGACAGGCGAAGCTCCGCCTGCCGTACTTGGATTTGATGGATTAACTCTGAGATCACTTTTTCTTCTTGGCCAGCGCGCTCAAGCCGCCAGCGGGTTTGCTGCCGCCCTTGGGCTGCAGGCTCTGGCCGTCGAGCTTCTCGCCCATGGCGAGACGAGCGTGCTGGCGCACTGCGCCTGTTTTTTGTTCAGTTTCAACTTTTGACATTTTCAATTCCTTTTGAAAGGTTAAGTAGCAATTGATCAGCGGCTTTCTTTGCTTTTGCAATTCCGGCTCTGCTGTTTGCCTTGCGGCCCTCTTCGCTTTGTTTGGCTGCGCGAATTTTTGCAGCATGCTCAGGGGACTTTGGCTTACGCAGTTTAGCCTTTTGCTCCTCTGACATTTTGGTGCCCTTCAACGGGCTTGGTTTCCCTTTTCTGTTCTCGGGCCAAGTTCCGCCGGTCATTCCTTTGTTCCAAGCGGGAACGCCTTGACGGCTTTCACCCCCATCGGACACGTTGTAGCCATTAGGGACTTTGCAGCCTTTTTCAATAATCAATTGCTGTTCAATTTCCTTGGCATGCTCCAAATCAAAAACGTCCATCAGGTGCGTGAACACAAATTTGTCAATGCCATATTTCTTGAAAGCATTGTGCAAGGCCGGGCAGCGCCCCTCGGCCTTCCTGTGGGCGCTCCACCTCTTTAAAAGGTTGTTGGTGATGCCAACGTACTGCTTGCCATTCACCGTGTTTGTGACGACGTAAACAGCAATACGTTTAGACGTTGCCATAAGGGGCTCCTTCGGGTGGTTGCGCCATACTCTGTATGGTCTGGTGGGTTAACTTGGCGTTCTCGATCTCAACGCGCGCCTGATTATTAATCTGCGCGATTTGTAATTGTAGTTGCGCATCCTGCTGATCGCGCTGGGTGTTGGCCTGCATCTCGGCTTGGCCACGCATCTGGCTGTCCTGCAGCTTGGCTTGCGCGATCTCGCCGTCCTGCTTGTCCTTGGCGGCCTTGCGCTGGGTCTCGGCCATCGCCGTGTCCTTGACCACTTGGGCATCAGGCGGCAGCGGGGCGGGCTTGGCGTTGGCCTGCAAAGTCTGCTGGAGCTGTTGGAGCTGGGGCAGAATCTGCTGGAACACCTGCTCGCTGTCCAAGGCAACGTGCTGGCCAACGGTGGCGTAGAGCTTGTCAATGATGGCCGTGAGCTTGGGGTTCTCGTAGTCGTCCACGGGCTTGCCGCCGCGCAGGTTAGTCACGTAGCCGTTCATGCGGTTCAAGTACCACAACGTCATGTGCTGCTTGATGTGCTCGACCGCGTTGGGCAGGAAGGCCGGGGCGATAAAGGCATTTGCGCCAAACGACGGGTCCATGCCGAACATCAGGTGCCCTTGGATGTGGGCGATGTGGTCTTGCTGGATGTAGGCGTATGCCGGGTGGCCCATGGACATGGCCGCGTTCTCGTCGGCCAGCGTGCGCTGCTCGGGTTCAGGGACCGCCTTGAGCAGCTCGCTGACGTTGGGTATCTTGATCTGCTTGAGGAAGCGCTCCTCCACGGCCTTGGCGTCGTACAGGTCGGGCTTGGCGTCCGAGCGGGCCAGCACGGCCTGCATTTGCGCCATGCGCTGGGTCTCGCTGAAGATGTGCGGGTCGCTGACCGGGATGACGTCGGTGTTCTTCTCGAAGTCCTCGCGCTCGATCTCCAAGTCGGCCACCATGTCGCTTTTGCGCATCTCCTTGAAGTGCCAGCGGTTTAGGCGGCACAGCACCTTGATCAGGCGCGCCTGCGACTGGTGCAGCCGGGCGTGGATCGCGGAGTAGACGGCAGCGCCCTGCTCGATCAGCGCCTGCGTGGTGCCCACGGGCGCGTTGGCGTTCACGTCGGCGATCTTCTCCTCGGACGTGGTCACCACGCCTTTGGCGGCGCTGTCCAGCCAGCCCAGCAGCTCGAACAGCACTTGGCTGGGCGGGTTGAACGGCATGGGCATGGCGATCTTGCGGATGTCGTCCACACCGGGTGCGCCCTCGATCTCGGCCACCTGCGTGACCTCGATCTGCTGGGTCTGGCCGCTGATCTTGGCGCCCTTGAGCTTGAGCATTGTGGCGGCGTTGTTGATGTGGGCCGAGTCCAGCAGCGCGCGCAGGGCACCGGTCAAGGCCGCGCTCAGGCCCCCGATCAGGTGCGGCAGGCCGATGGCGAACACGCCGCGCCACGGGATGAACTTGAACTCGATGATCCAATCGAGCTTGGTCATCGTCTCGTCGCCCTCTTCCCAGTTGCGGTACAGCCCGATCACCTCGCTGGACTGCTCCTCCACCATCATGATGTACGGGGCCATCTCGCCACCGGACTCCTTGTCGTCTTCGAGCTCCAGCCACGTGTAGATGTGGAACACCTTGCGCAGGCCGTCCTCGTTGTCTTGGAACTTGCGGCCCTCAATCTTGTCGTTGGCCTTCTGGGCGCGGGTCTGCTCGGGCTCTTGGCCAGAGACCACGTGCGTGCCGTCCTTGTACATGCCGCTGGCCACGCGCCGGTCGTACTCCCACTCGGTGATCTCATGCACCTCGGCAGCGCGCTGGGCGGTGTAGAAGTTGCTGGCCGCAAACGGCAGGATCATGCGGTCGATGGGCAGGAACTCCACGCAGGGGCGCTTCTTGGTCTCGTCGTACCAGAGCTTGAGGTATTGTGAGCCTCCCAGTGGTAACTGGGTCAGCATCTGCTCCTGCTCGTCTCGGAACTCCTCGATCTGCCCGGTGATCTGCCAGTTCAGGAAGTCACGCTTGCGCTCGGCGCGCTCTTGCTTGAGGTCGTCGACCTTGCCGATGATCTTGGTGCGCACGGGGCCGTCTGGCGGGAACAGCTCCTTGATGGCGCGGCTTGCGAAGTCCACGCAGCCCTCGGCCATCACCGGATGGACCACACGGCTTGCGCCGAGGAAGTTGGCTCCACCGGGGGCGTCCTTGCCCATACCGGTGCGCCGGATGCCCTCCTCGTACTGCTTGTCGCGCTCCTCGCGGGCGTTCTTGTCCTTCTCCAGCAGGTTGACGTAGCGCAGGCCAAGGTTGGTCAGGTCGTAGGTGTCGATGCTCTCGGCCAAGTTGGAGTAGAAGTCAGGCGACTCTTCGGGGCCGCTGGTCTCCTCCATGCTGACGACCGCAGAGCCGTCGGGCATCTCGGTAACGTCAGAGACGTCTTCAGGCAGCTCTACATCAACGGAGCCGTCTTCGTTGGCCTCAAGGTCGTCGTCTTCTTGGTTGTCGTAGGTGTCAGCCATTATTTTGCTTTCCTGTTGATCAGCTCGTACTGCATGACGTCCATGTCAGGCGAGATTGTAACTTTCTCTTTGACTACGCCGCCTTTAGCGGCTAGTAAATCCGGCTCATGGACGCGGTCTGGGTGAAACGCCGCAAATTTACTGCGAATTTGTTTGGGGTGAAACATCACGCCCACATCAATCATTTTTGACCCAGAGGTACTACCGCCCGGATCAAAAGTGTTTTTTAGAATTAAAGCATCATGGCCTTTTAGTTTGGCTTCTTTAATTAAATCGTTGTACGATTGTTCTCGGTACGGCTTACCTTCAAAATCGTGGTACATGGGGTTTGAATACCGCAACGCCGCTGGGATTACATTGGCCCCGGATTCCACGTCAGCCGCTTTGCGTTCATGGCTAACCGACAAATAATGGTTAATTGCGTTAATTGCGCGTTTTGTTTGTGGGTTATCACCTAACTGTTTAATGTGCTGTTTAACACTTTCAAATTGTTCTGGAGAGTGTTTCATGTGCCAACCATAAGGCATCAACTCGCTATATAAATCATCGTACTGCTTGTAAGCGGGTTGCGACATATTTTTAAATTTGTCCGCATTGTGGGCGCCATACCATGCGTTTTTTACTTGCTCATACATATTGTCACGTGCGTCGCCGTGACTAGCAACAAGTTGCTGCCGGTATTGCATGCTTTTTATTTCAGCGTTCTCGGCGTCTTCCATGTGTTTTGCGTGTGCGTCCCAATCGCCTTTTTTTTCCGCAGCATGTGCCAAACGCATTGCTGTTTTATATTCACGCGATCCGCCAGTGCCTGCATAACTGCTTGCGGTATGCGGACCATTTCCAGCCATTGTTGGATTGGGTGGTACTTGCTTTCCCGCTTTGATCAAAAAGTTAACCGAATCTGGATTGTGGCGCATCATGTGCTCTGGCGGGGTACTTGGATCACGCGCAAAAAAATACCCTTGCTTGGCACTTGGGGCGCCCGTTGATTCGCCTAAATAGTCGGGGGCAAATGAGTGTATGTCCCCTGTGGTTCCGTGATACCAACCGTGCTCCCATCCTTGCTGCAAAGAGCGCGTGTGCGGGTCTTCATGCTGACCTTCGCGTTCAGCCGCTTCGCGGGCCATCTGCAAATTAACAGCAGGACTTACGTCACTGCCACCACGAGAAAAATGGGCAACGCCCCTTTTTGCTGTTTCACGTGAAACACCGCCGCCCTCGGCGTACCCACTTTCGTTACCGATGATGTTTCCGTTGGCATCGTACTTCAAGCGCTTACCCGGCGGGGTGATGGCGTTGTGCAGGCGTTGTATATCCTCCCCCGTCAGCCATTCATGTTCGGGAACATGTTCTCCTGTCTTTTCTATGTTCCGTTGCTCGTTGACGTTAAACACGTCTCCGTATTTACGCAAACCAGCGTTTTTTGCGTCGCCCACATTCGACCACTTGCCCGACTTAACAAAGTCTTGCACCATGGGTAGGTACTTTTTATCGGGTGCGCGGTTCTGCTTACCTTTGATTTGGACAATGCGATGCGGCGGGTTTTTCATTACAACCACATCTTCGCCATCAGGCAAGTCGGCGGCGTGCCGCCCCAATTCAGCACCACGCAAGGGCTGAGTCTCAATCGTCACATGTGGCTCGCCCTTGGCATCACGCAGGCTGTAGATGCGGCTCTTGCCTTCCAGCACGTCAGGGGTATACCCACCAACGCAGTGACCCATGGTGTCACCTTCGTACTCGAGGGCGTCTTTAAGAACTTTTTTTCCAAGTCCAGCAGATACGGCTTCATCTTCAGTTTGACCCCAGCCAACCAGCTTACCTTCGTTGTTAACCAACCTGTAGCTGTTGTTGTCCACGGCTCCAGTTTTTTGATTTCTAATTGGGTCTGGTTTAACCGAATACCCTTCTGGCAATTTCATGTTTTTTGGCGTGGTCAACTCGATCCACTTGTGCCCTGTGTCGTACTGCTTGACTACCGGCATACCCTCGGTGGCCTTGACAGCCGTTTCGCGCATCTTCTTGGCCTGCTCTTGGTCGAACTCGTAGGCACGACGGACCGCCTGCTCCATGCTGATCTTGTTCAGTTGCTCTGGGCGGATGCGGCCTGCCGCGACGTCCTGTTTGAGCACGTCCACGATGTGGTCAAACCCGAGTTCAGAAATGTCTGCCTTGCGGGCGCGATACACCGACTGGTTGGGCGGCAGCTTTGCTAGCCAAGGGTTGGCCTCCATCATCTCCTTGTTGGCCACTATGGGTGCAGTTATCTGGATTGCCTCGTCGGCTAGGTTTTCCCAGCCACGTGAAGCCTCGTTCGTAGCTAAACCGGACTCCGGAAAACCTTCGCTGCGCCGTATTTTTCCCAAGTGATCCGATTCCCACTGGCCTCTGTTTATGGCGTCTTGCGGCAGGTGCGTAATGCCCTGCTCGGCCAGCTTGCGCACTGGGTCTTCCTTGGTCGCCATCTGCTTCTTGACGTAGTTGGCAAGGTTGCGGTCAATCCAGTTGTTAATGGCCTGAGTGCGCGGAATGGCCTCTATGCCTTGTCGTGCAGCTTGTGGATTTTGTAGAGCATGCTGTTCCAACCACGCACGGTCTGCCTCAGTTGGGCCTTGTGACATTAAGGGCTTCAGCGCCTCCTCAATGCTCCCGCCAATCCAGTTGCCGCCCGTCTCTTTGATGATCTGGTTGCCACGAGGTGCGGCGCCGAAGCTGGTGCGGCCACGGCTGCGGGGCGTCATGCGGTCTGCATCATTTACATCGCCGCCCTCAGCGTAGCGCGGGATGCCGTTCTTCAGCACGTCCTCGCGCATGCCGGGGGTGATGTCGAACGTGTGGACGGGCGCCATCTTTGGTTGGCCTGACCGAATCATTCCAAGCCCCGCGTTATCGGGAATCATGCTTTCTTCACCAGTAGCGATTGCGCCCTGCTGTACTTGCACGCCGTGCTTCTTGCCGAACTTGTTCAGGAAGGTGGGCACCATCTTGTCGTAGAACCCCTTCATGCCCTCGCCACCGATGTCAAGGTCCTCACCCTCATGTCTTTGTGGTGATTCTTCAGGCTGGCTAATAATTTTTTTAGCCAATTCTTTTCCCAAAAGTTTTGCTAGTTCTTTTTCGGTTGCGCCATATTCTGCGTGCAGTTGCGCGCCATTTAATCCCGCTATATTGACATCCGCGACTGGACCCAATGACGGCAATGCGTATCGCGTGGCATCAATATGCTTGACAACTTTGCTCAAGCCATGCCGGTCCGCCACTGTTTTGCCGTGGTTGATAGCGATCTGGTCGTAGCCGTTCTCTGCGGCGTGCTGGATCATGGCCTTGAGCGCCAGCTCGTGCCAGTCCTTGGCGTGGGGGCCGTGCGGTACGCCCATCTCCTTGAGGTCCTGCAGCTTGTCGTGCTCGGCCTCGGCTTCCTCCACGGCCTTGTCATGCTCAAAGCGGTCCTCGGGGTCTAGGTGGTAGCCACCCATGCGGCCATTGTGCGCAAGGCGTTTGCGCCACGCGGCGACCTCCGCGATCTGCTTGTCCAAGTCCGCCGGTTGGTAGCCCGACTTGCGCCCTGCTTGGTGCCAGTCCGACTGGATTTCCTCAAGGTGCAGTATCTTCTTGCCCTCGGGGCTGGTGCGGTCCTTGGCCATAATGCTTGCGATGACGTTGGGCGCGCCGCCAAAGTGCTGGGGGACGCCCTCAAAGCCCTTGCCCTCGGGCATGGGCGTGTGCAGCAGCATCTCCCGGTAGTTCTCGCCACCGGGTAGGGTGTAGCTCTCGTGGTGCGTCTGCTTGCCTTCCAGCACGCGCTGCTTGAGCGGGAACTTGTTCTTCTGCGCCTTGAGCTTCTCCATGAACGCGGCCCGCTCCATCTGGGGCAGCGCCATGAGCGTCTGCAGGTCACGGTCCTCGGCCTCGGCTGGCTTGTAGCCGGGCTTCTTCTGCAGCTCGGCCATGTACTCCGCACCAGTGCCTTTGGGGCGGGTGACCTGCTCCATGAGCTTGTTGATGGGCGAGTACAGCCCTGTCATAGCTTGCGCTCCGTGATGCGGATGTAGTCCTTGACCGTGCCGCCTGCTGCTTTGCGGGCCAGCGCGCGGCGCATGTATTCAATGCTGCCGCCTCCAGCCATCTTGGGCGGCGGCATGCCGGGCGGCATGTTGGGCTTCATGGCCGCCAGCGCTTGACCCTGTGGGGTCATCTGCAGGATGTTGCTCTGGGGGCCGCCGGGTTTCTGTCCCGTTGGGGGCGCTGGTGGCGCGCCGGGTGGGCCGCCTGCCTGCGGTAGGCCACCGGCTGGCGCTGGTGGCTGGCCCGGTTGTCCGGGAGGCTGTCCCGGCTGTCCCGGCAGCATCTGCTGGCCCTGCGCCTCGGGCTGGAAGTCCACGCCACCGACGGGCAGGCCGGGGCCGCCAGCGGGGGGCACGTAGGCCTTGATGCGCAGGTTGGGCGCCTCGTTGGCACCGACGTCCTTCAGGTTGGCCATGCCCTTGAGCATGATGTGCGCCAGCATCTCGTCGTGGCTGGGCTCGTGGTGCTCTTCTCCTTCAATTAAACCGCCTTCTTTTTTGTTTTTCACGCGCATGTCAGGCATACCCGCTTTTTTAAACCACGGCAGCAAATGCCCTTGGCCTGTTCCTATCATTTGAAGTGTGTAGCGCCGTATTTCTTGAGGCGTGGGCACAATTCCTTGGTGGTGCAATGTGTAGGCCACTTGTTTTTCAAGCAGGTCCAGCGCGTCACCCCGGGGTGATTTCAAACCGGTCAACTCGCCCCCACCAAACCAACGCCCCGCCTGCGCGGTGCCCCCGGGGATGCCCATCTCGCGGGCAATGTCTAGCATGTGGTTTTCGGCCGCACCATACTCAGGGTTCTTAAACCCGCCCGCTGTTTTGAAGTATGGGTGGTATTCGCTACCCAGTGTTTCGCCGGTGGCTTCATGCACGTCGCCCACCCATGAATTGGCGAAGTCGCCTGCCTTTTGCGTGCCATAGGTAGGAATCTTGTAGTTTGTTGGGATGTTGGCTCGACTCAAATCACGCAGGTTTAGATTGTTCTGAAGAACATTGGATACCCCTTGCTCATGCACCGGCATCATGGGCAACCCAATGCCGTACTTTGCTTTGTACTCAGCACGCACTTTTGCTAGGCTTTCTGGCGATAAGTCGGACCCACGGGCATGTGCGTCTCGGATGGCTTGGCCCACGGCCATTTCATTGAGAATAGAGTTGCGAGCGGACGCTGGGGCGATGCTGTGTATCCACGCGTCAAACTTCTCCGGTGGTATGCCCGCCTCCATGGCCGCCAGCTTGACAGGGTACAGGGATGCGTAGAACGTCTCGCCGCCTAGCGGCAGACCCCGGGCAATCTGCTTCTTAATCAAATCCCGATTCTCGGGGTCTTCGTACACTGAATGAACATGCGTGAGACTGGCGCGCGGGGGCACATCGCGCTGAAACTTGGTTTGTTCTACGTCGGGAAACCCGCCCAACGCGTCTTTGATCCGCGTCCGGTCAAACGCTTGTATCTCAGTGCGAGGTGGTGTCCAAGCCTCAGTGGGTTGGTCAAGAAACTCGTTGGCGCGTTGTTTGCGCTGTGCCACCACTTCCGGGGTATTGCGCAAGCGATTAACGGCAGTCTGATTGAATGTCGACGGCTTTAATGCCCCAAAGACTTTTTCTAAGCCCGGTTTGGTTTTTGTTTCCCACTTGTCTTGTTTTCCCAAGTGCTTGCCTGCTTTTGCCATGGCGTCTTCAATGGACATTTTTGGATCGTTGGCCACCATGGTCTTGGCCAGCCCCATGGTTTGCTTGTAAATGTCCGGTAGATTGTAGTCGCTCATGATGCCGTCCTATGTTGCTTTGCGCACGGGCAGCGCGCCGAATACTGCCGCCATCGGCATCTGGGTGTTGCGCTGGAGTATGCCACCGTAGCCGTGCTCCTTCGCCAGCCTCTCTAGGTCGGTGAAGGCGCCTTGGCGGTTCTCCACGCCTTGGTTGGCCTTGGCCGTGAACGGCGTGACGTTGTACTCCTTGGCCAGCGCGTGCAGCCCGCCCGGGTCGCTGGCCACGTCGTACAGGTCGCTGGCCCGGGCACGGTACTTGTGCGCGCCCAGCCCGGGCTCGCCCCGCGCGGGGTTGCCCGCGTAGAAATAGGTCCGGTCGCGCACGGCGTCTGGGCTGGTCAGGCGCTCGGCCTCCGCGCCCTTGATGCCCGTGCCGTAGCGGCTGGGGTCGGTGGCGGTCAGGTTGGGCTCGTTGCTGAAGTGCGTCAGCTCGGCGCTGGCCGGGTTGGCGGGCTTGATCAGGTGACGCAGGTACGGCGGTATGCCGCCCGCGTAGTCGCCCCGGGTCATCTCGGGCGGCAGCAGGATCGAGGCCTGCGGGCCGTAGGTAAAGCCCTCACTGAGCAACTGCTGCTTGAGGTTGATGAAGCGCTCGGCCTGCGCGGTGTCGCCCTTGCGGGCGGCGTGGTACGCGGCCTCGTCGAGCTTGCGGACTTGGCCCTTGATCTTGGCGTTGAGCGGGGTGTAGTTCACCACGCTGTTCTGGCCCCGCGTCTCGGTGGTCATGGCGGCCTGCGCCAGCGGGCTGTACATGCCCGAGTGCGCCGCCCATGCCTTCTCTTCGCCCTTGGGCCCGAACTCGTTGGCATGCAGCGCGTGGCCGTAGAAGTCGTGGACCGCCCGGAACATCTCGGTGTCGTTGAGCCCGGTTTGCGGGTCCACGTTGTTCATGGACAGGTGCGGCTCGCCGCCTTGGAACACGTACAGGTGGCCGTTGCCGTGGATGTCGCGCAGCATCTCCTTGCTGCTGCGGTAGTTGCCCTCACCGTTGCGGTGGAAGCTCATGTTCACCGGCAGCGTGTCGAACTGCTGCTTGGTCTCGTGGTTCAGGTGCTGGTAGGCCTTGGCCACCAGCTCGTCGTAGTCGCGGGCGTCGCCCACGTGCTCGGGCATCTGGCGCTTGTAGGCGTCGTAGACGGCCTGCTTGTACTCGGGGTGGCCCTCGGTGGCCAGCATGAACACGCGCCCGATGGGGGCCTGCTTCTTGAGTGAGCTCTCGGTGTTGGGGATGGGCGCGTAGGGCCTGCCGAACATCTGGCGGCTGTAGGCGTGCGCCGCCCTGTGCGCGGGCGTCTGCCCGCTGCGTATCAGGTCATAGACCTGCGCATCCTCAGGTGGTTGCGGAACTGCGCCTCGTGATGATCCGGGTGCAGCTTGGGCACCGGGCCCACCTTCTTCGCGTAGGCCTGTAGCTCTTGCTCCACTTTGCGCAGCAGCGCGTGGACGGACGCGGTAGAACGGCCCTTCTTGTGTTGTGTCATATTGCGCCTCGGTAGGTTTGGGCATAACAGGTCCCGGTGGTTTCTTGCATTTTATACCGCGTAGGGGTTCTCGGCCTTGCGCGGGTTGGCGTCGGCGTAGTCGTCCTCGTCCACCCACTCCTTGGGGAAGTCGATGGTCAGCCAGCCAGCGTCGCGCAAGTATCGCAGGGCTTGGCTCATGGCGTCAACAAAGTCGTCGTGCTCGCTGCCGTCGGGGAAGCTGCATATCTGGCTGACCATGCCCTCGGCCCAGTCGCGCACGTAGCCCTTGCGGTTGCTGGACTCGGGTATCCAGACCCGCCCGGCCTTGATGATGTTGGCCACGATGGAGAGCCGCTGGACCTTGTCGGCCTTGCCCGGGTTGTACGGGATCACCGGCACGCCCGCGCGGCGCAGGTCTTGGATCAGGCTGATGCCCGCGCTCTTGTCCTCCACCAGCAGCAGGTCCACGCGCTTCTTGTTCTTGCCTTCGCCGTAGACGACCTCGTACTCGTCGAGCACCTTGGGGCGCAGGTCGGGGTACTGCAGGTGCTCCTGCCAGCAGTCCACCACCAGCGCGCACATGCCGCCGTCCTCGGGCTTGTAGACGCCCAGCGTGATGTGCGCCGTGGGGTCGTTGACCGTCTTCTCGCTGGTGGCGCAGTCCAGCGACTGGATCACGAACTCGAACTTGGGTAAGGGTTTACCCGCAGGCCAGAGCTTGAACCAGTCGCGCTTGACGATGCCGCCCTCTTCGGGGTCGATGATCTCGGCGTGAATTTCCTGCCTGCCCAGCTTGGTGCCCTCGTACTGCAGTATCTGCTTCTGGAACGACGGCGCGAGGTTCTTGATGTTGCTGTACGTGCTGGCCCGGCTGACGAACACGTCGTCGCCCTCGCGGGCGATCAGGTCCATCACCACGGGCTTGGGCTTGGGCGTGGTGGACGCGATCAGCTTTGTGTGCGTGCCCAGCCGGATGCCGAACTGGATCATGTCCCACGCCTCCTGCAGGTACTCCCACGCCGCCAGCTCGTCGAGCCAGCCACCGTGGAACTGCGGCCCCCGGAAGCGCTCGGGCTCGCTGGCCGGGATGCCCTTGATCAGGCTGCCGTTGATCAGCGTGAGCTCGTGCAGGCTGCTGTTGTACTTTGAGACCAGCTCCTTGGGGATCACCGACAGCAGGCCCGAGTCGCCCTCGAAGCACGTGCCGCGCAGGTCGGCGCTGGTGGGGGCTGAGACCAGCCAGCGGGTGCCCGGCTGCTCCCACGCCCACCAGCCCAGATTCTCAGCGGCTGCGCGGGTCTTGCCCGCACCACGGCCCGCGCACATCAGCCAGATGGACCAGAAGCTGGCCAGCGGCTCAAGCTGGTGCTTGTGGGCGGCCATGAGCCACCGGGCGCGCCATGCGAAGGCGGCGCGCTGTTCGGGCTTGAGCTTGGCGTACTGCTCGCGAACCTTGGGGTCCTGCAGCAGGGCGGCTGCGCTACTCACTGGCTTGGCGGGTCAGTGCAAGGTTCTTCAGCACTTCGCCGAACACGTCGAACGACACCTCGACGGCCAGCGGGGCCTCGTCGTCACCGGAGACGATGGTCTTGTCCCCATAGACCTTGGGCAGGTACTTGGCGGCCAGCCACTTGCGTGCGTCCATGCGCAGCCGGTTGTGCGCGATGCTGCCTGCGTCGTAGCGCTTGTTGCCCGCCTCATCGAACACGGCCAGCGGCTCGGTGTCCACAATGTCTTGTATCTGGTCCGCCAAACAATGGGCTCCATCTCTACGCGCGTCCACGTAGCGCTGACAAAAGTCCGGCTTCTCTCGCAGCCAACGGTATATCGTCACCGGGTCCGGCATGTGCGCAGACTGCGTTATTTTGGCCATCGGCTCACCGCAAGCCAGACGCCCGCATATCTCGTCCACAAGGGTGTTGGTGTATTGCGTGGGCCTGCCCATCTTCTTGCCTGTTGCCATAATCCGCTCCTTAGCGCATCTCTCAGCGCGTTGGAGCGGAGTTTACTGTAACTGCGCCAGCAAGTCTGCAACGGCCTCGGCCTCCGTGGCGCCGTGGCCCAGCGCGTCGCCGGGCTCGTAGCCCTCCACGTAGGCCTGCCAGTCGAAGTCCCGCACGGGGATGGGCGGGTAGACGAACGATGTCTGGATGTTCATGCCGCCACCTCTTCCCACTCGCTGCCGACCCACGTCTCGGGGTCGATGTCGTAGTACGCGGTCTCGAAGGCCTCTTGGCTGGTGAAGCCGTAGGTGTCCATGAGCCACGCGTGCCGGGCTAGGTACTCTTCGCGGCTCATGCTGCAGCTCCCTGCTTGGTGAGCTTGGCTTGGCGTTCGCGCAGGGCGTCGATCTCCGCCCAGAGCTTGGTGGCGTAGTCCGTGGCGATCTTATCGCCCCAGATGTTCAGGGTGTCGTGGCAGTCGAACAGCGCCCGGCGGCAGGTGTGCCAGTCGTAGCCGCTGACCTTCTGCACAAAGGTCTGGTGCCATTGTGCGTAGCTCATGCCAGTGCCCCCAGTTGGTCCTTGAGGGCCGCGATGACCTGCAGGGCTTCGCTACGGGTCAGGACCGCGCCTGCGCCTTGTTGGTGGCCAGCGATGTGCAAGTAGATCGCGCTGGGGCTCCACGAGTCCACGCTAACGCGCATGTCGTCTTCGGTCTTGATGGTGATGTCGTCCATGGTGATCTCCTGTGTGGGTGTGTTGAAGAGCCTCTAGTATAGTCGAAATCAAACTAAAAGTTTGATTTTGACCAACTATTTTTTAGGTGTTTACCCTTACTGGACCGTGGGCCGCTTCCAGCGCGCCCGGATCACGTCGGCCAGCTTCTCAATGTCCACGCAGTTCTCGGCCAGCTCCGCGCAGGCCTCGTTCTCTATGGCGATGGCGTGCTTCGTGGTCTGGATGGCCACGGTCATCATCTCCGCCTTGGCCAGCGCCAGCGCCTCGTCGAACTCCTGCTGGGTGAAAAACCGGACGTGGTTGTTGGTGCCCAGCAGTTGCCGGGCGAGGGGGCTCAGTTCTTTTCACATTATTTTTTCTCCATGACCTTTTTGATGATTTCGTGGGCTTCGTTCTCCGTCAGCTCACGTTGTGTTGCCTCCCCGATGGCCATGAACGTCCGTATCGTGGCTGCCAATCGCTCAACATCATCGTCTTTTATCAACGACAGGCCGAGCGCGATTGTGGATACGCCCGCGTTCAAGAAAACATTTATGGCTACTTGCATGCCAAATTCTTTTCGCACGCCATCCGCGTGCTCTTTGATCATGTCCTCGATGTTGACGGCCTGCTCATGTATGTTTTGCAGGTCTTTCTGGGTGGGTTGATGTGTCATCTTCTTACTCCTGACTTTGACCCATGACGCGGGTCTCCATGACCTTGTTGGCCCGTTTCAGGGCCGCGTTGTCGGCCTTGAGCTCCTCCATCTTCGTGGTCAGGAACGTCAGCCGGGCTTCTGCGCGCGAAATCCAGTCCGCGACCTCTGCAGGCATGCGGTACTCCGCCACCGGCTCTGCGGGGGCAGGAATGGCCTGTTTTGCGCGTTTGACGGCTGGTTTGGTGCTGGTGGTGCTCATTTGGCCTCCAGCTCGTCCAGAGCCTGCTCCAGCTCGTGCTGGGCGTCCACCAGCTCGCCCAGCAGCCCCGCGTCGGGTTGGTTCTCGATGTAGGC